TTGGTTTTTCCTATCGGAAAGGGCTTGAAATATAGCCCTTTTTTTATAATTTATAATATTATCAAATAATTTAAAAAATTATGTCAAAATATTTGGAAATGTCAAACAATATATTTAGCTTTGTGTCTTATTATTGGGGTAATTATGTGTATCACTCGAAGCAAAAATATAATTTGATTGTTTCAAATAAAAATATTATCTTTGTGAGAGATTTTCATCTCTGTGAAAGACTAAGCCTCGGTATGATACTCGATAACCCCAATAATCGAAATCCGAGGCTTTTTTATTTTTAAAAGCCAACGAAACCACACGGATTATTCCGTATCACCTCTGAAAGGTAACTCAAGGTAGGAGGTCAGAAGTCGGGTTGAAATTGTCCCCGATAGTGGTGAAAATATTCCATTGTACGAATACGTACAGTTTGAATTCCGAGGGTGAGGATGTAGGAATTCTGGGTAGATGAGACGATGATCATCGGCACTGGCTGTACATAAGTTTTGGAATAAAAGCTCTCTAAAGGGCCGTAGTGTGTCTAGTTGTGAAAATAAATTTGGAAAATTCAATTTTTTTATTTACCTTTGCTTCCATAATATTTTTTTATTAAAACGAAAATATGACAGAAAATACTAAAGACAAAACATTAACTCAATTGGAAGAATTACTTAAACATAAAAAAAGTAAATCTTATTATGCATCCAAACTGAATATATCAGTGGAAGAGGTTAATGATTTGTTAAGAGAACTGAGACAAACAGGGAGTACGTATTACGTACAATCTAGTGATTATGTAATACCTCCATTCACTGTAACATATTCATCCTCAGTTGATTGTGAAAAAGGAACAAAAAAATCAGAGGTGATTTCAGATTTTGAACCAAAAACCATAGAAGAATTAGTAAAATTACATAAGGTAGATACAGAAAGATATAAAGTGAGTAATTACTGGACAAAGCAAAAAGGAGATAAATTCTACTCTAGTTTGCTTTGTTCGCTTATAAAGCCTACAGAACTTGATATTGAGAAATTTGGAGATTATGTAAAATCATATAAATCTGATTTTAAACCCGTAAATGTAACGTTTGCTGGTGGAGATAAAGTGGATATTGAGATTTCAATTGCTGATTTTCACCTTGATAAATTCACTTTGGACAAAGAAAAAGTAGAAGAACGAGTAAAAAGATATGAAGATATTGTAAATAGTCTTGTTTCTTCTGTAGATAGGGTGTATCAAATAAATAAGATAGTGTATGTTATAGGTAATGATTTCTTTCATACAGATAACTACCTGAATTCTACAACCAACCTCACCCCTCAAGATGTATCAATGAGCTATAACGAAGCCTACGAAATAGGTTTTGATCTTATGGTGAGGACAATATCCCAACTCAGGGCATACTGCTCAGAAATGGACATCATATTAGTTCAAGGTAATCATGACAGAACCAAATCTTATTATCTTGCTCATGCACTTGAGGTGTATTTCAAAGCGGATAAAAACATTAAATTTAACAGAGAACATTCTGTAACAAAATATATTAAATTAGGAAATACATTTATCGGTTATCACCACGGTAATACAAAAATTGACGATCTTCCTCTTTTATTTGCCACTTCTCCTGATTCATGTGTAGATTTCGGAACGTCTAAGTATAGAGAAGTACATACTGGAGATAAACACTTTTATATGGCAAAAGACATAAAGGGTGTTAGGGTTCAACAACTTCCTTCATTATCTGGTGTAGACAGATGGCATCTTGATAACAACTATGTAAATAGTGTGCGTGCAGCAATTGTCACTGTATATCATCCAGAAGAAGGTAAAATTGCAGAATTTGAAAAACGAGTATAATGACATATAGAAATATAGTTTCTGATATAAGAGGTATGAATAAATTGTTATCATCTGATGGTTTAATAAACGATCGGGTGATAATGAATGAAGTTCGTAGTGCTGCCAATATGATTGTAGGTCAAGCTCTACAGAAACGTAAATATTGGCAAAGTCCTACATTATTTACTCCAGTGCTATGTTTAGAAATGGAAACAGTTCCTCTTCGTGAATGTTGCGAATATACAGGAAGTAAAAATGTAGCAATTTCCAAAAAATCTCTTCCTAAGATAGGAGAAGGTATATTTGGATTGGCAATACAGGGAGTATTTGGACTTGACTGGTCAGTTAAATTTAAACCTACAAATCCAAATAGATATAGTAATCTTTTAAAACTTAAAGTGAAAAATGAAGATTCCTATTTCTGGATAACACAAGATGGACGAGTGGTTGTCACTAATGAAGATACTAAGAAGATTGATGTATTTGCATATTTTACAGAACCTGTACCCAACGATTTACTTTATCCGGGAAAAGATTGCAACTGTAAGGTGAAACCGTCAATAACTGATTTATGTACAAATCCACTAGATCAGAGGTTCCCTTTTATAGAGGAGCGTATTTTCGATTTAAAACAAATGGTGTATAAAAATCTGCTGTCTACATATTTTAATCTACCTTACGATAAAACATCAAACCAACTAGATGAAACAAGTAAATAAATTAACTATAGATAATCATATTCGACAAGGATATAGAGTGTATAAAGGGTTGGAGATTTTTAAACAAAAACCCAAACAGCATATGTTGGAAATTATATCTAAATATCTTGGTGCTGATATATTCTATGATTATAAACTAAATCTATTATTTATAAAAAATGAGAGTAAAAGTAGAGCACTCACAAACGAGTAGGAAAACATACAATCAGTTTTGTGAAGAACATCCTGATATAAAAATCTCATATTTAGATTTTATAAATATAATCTATACATTCAACTACGGATTTAGAGATTACTTATTAGAAACAGGTATGAAAGCAAAACTACCATATGGGTTTGGTGATTTTGCTGTAAGTAAAAGAAAGCAGCGTCTTACACGTAAAATAAAAGACGGAGGGTATGAAGTAACAGCCCTTCCTATAGATTGGAAGAAGACAAAGCAACATAAGAAATATATATATCACATGAATGCCCATACTGACGGATTTAAATTCAGACTTAAATGGTTTTGTTCATCCGCAAGATTATTTAAATGGGCAGAAATTTGGAACTTTAAACCATCTCGTGTAACATCTCGACTTATAAAACACTATGTCGTTGATTTAAAACAAGGAGAAAGGTATTATCAATGGGACGTTTTTAGAAAACTTTAAAATAAAAAACAATGAGTATATTAAGTATTTTACACGCATTTACAAAAGATGCATTTAGTGTTAGTGGACCAGTAACAGCATTATTTGTTTTAGGTATTGTTTATTTTTTATCATATTCTATTAAATCTACAAAGACAGGTGGAGAACAACAAACTCCTGATGGGATTAAATATGATGATGATAAAACAAAATTACTTAAAGTTCACTCAATGAAATTTGTAATAGCACTTGTTGTATTATATATAGGTGCTATTGCATGGATAGGATCAGAGTATGCACCATATGATCCTAAAAAACATGGAGTACCTGAAATTCAAACAGACAGCACTCGTCTTCCTGCTGAAGACATGATTCCTAAAAAATAATGACGTTTGTAATATTAAATATAATAATTGCAAGTGTATTATTTTATAGAGTGTTAAGAAAAGACGTTGCTTCTGATTTTACTAAATGGCAGAATAACATTCCTGTAAAACATACAAAAGAGTGGGCGATAAGAGCATTAAATCTTATCCCCACATTGTTGTTTTTAACATTACCGATATATCATTTTTCTTTGGATGTTCTGTATAAATTTATATCAGTATGTTCTCTGGTTGCATTTGTATACCTAGTATTGTTCAATGGGTGGTATAATAGAAAAAGGAACTTTGATTTTTGGTTTACAGGTAGCAATGATGCAGATGATCCAATCACTGATAATATTTTACAGCTTCTTTCAAAACCAGTACGAATTATATTACAATTAGCAGCAATTGCTGTCAGCCTATTTTTCTATATAAAATTCCAATTTTAATGAGTGTTTACTATAAACAAAACTTTGTAAGTCCTGAAGAGATATTTGCTCTTGTAAAAGAGGAATTAAAATCGTATTTCGATACAGGTGCTGTTGATGATAGTCTTTTCCCAAGATGGACAGACGAATGTATAAAAAAACTAGGTAAGGCATCCTATCCTATAAATCAAACATTACTTTGTTTAGATGGATACGAGGCTCGTCTTCCTGATGATTTCTATAAAGTGAGAGAAGCTTGGGCTTGTACAGAATATGAAAAAGATTATCAACTACCAAACGCAACATATACTCAGGTAAAACAAGAATCTACAAGAATTGACGATCCTGATGTATATTGCAAACAATGTACAAATTGTGAATTTCCTGATGTAATTCAAGCACTATATAAGACAACAAACACTGTTGTATTTCAATATAGAAAGCAATATCTACTTACTCCCGGAAACATATATACAGCCTGCCCTCAAGATTTGTATTGTGCTAATTACAACTCAGCTACAGACGAGAGCTATGATATACGGGATAATAAATTTGTGGTGACATTTAGAACAGGTACTGTTTATTTGCAGTATTATTCTACACAATTTGATTGTTCAAATCAGCTTATTCCTGATGAATATAGAACTCAAAAGTTTATTGAATTATACCTGAAACAAAAAATATTTGAGCAGTTATTTAATCAATGTACTGATGAAACATATAATCAATTGAGAGAAAAATCAATGATGTATAAACAAATGGCAGATGAAGCCTACATAATGGCTGATACAGAGAATAAGAAAGAAGATGTATATAGGAAACAAAGAGCTATCATACGAGTACAAGATAGGTTTAAAAGATACGATATACGATAAAATTAACAAATGGCAGAACAAGAATCTTCAAATATATCTCCAAATACTAAGCAGGCATATATTGGCTTAAATTTAAACTCAGTGAGTTCCCAGATAAAAAATGGTGAACTCTCTTGGGCATTAAATGCTGTTGTTGAAAACTTTGACGGTAATGAAATAAGTTATCAAAATGAGCAAGCTAATATACTATGTTCAAATTTTCCTTCTGGTTATACAGTAATAGGGAAATTGAATATAATTGAAGATAATATAAAAATATTCTGGCTTGCTAATGAATCTACAGGACAATCTGAAATTGGTAAAATAGTAGATTGTGAATATTCTACAGTAATAAATCCAGATTGTTTAAACCTTGATGTAGATCATCCTATTCTTAAATCTGTATATAGGAAGAATGAATGTGGAGAAATAGAGATTTATTGGGTGGATGCTTTAAATAGAACAAGGTACATAAACCTATCTCAACTTCCTTATAAAGTGGAGGAGGGTGATGTAATATGTGAAGATGTAACTACTACAGAAATAGATTGTAATAAACTTAATTTACAGCCAAATTTTAAAATTCCTCAGTTAGATATAATTGATGTAAATTCTGATGGTGAATTAGAAGCAGGTACATATCAGTTTGCAGTACAATATGCAGATGCTGAAGGTAATCCGTACACATCATTCTATTCTGTTACAAACCCTCTTCCAATATTTGATCCTACAAAAATTACCCAAAATTTTAACTATAAAGTGGGTAAATCTATCATTATAAATATATCTAATATTGATAGAACAGGGTTATATGAATTTATAAATGTAGTGGTTGTAAAAACCGTAAATAATATATCAACCCCTGAATTAGTAGGAACATACGACATAACCGATGGTGAAGTAAAAATAACATATACAGGACAGAATAAAACAGGAATTAAGTTATCAATAGAAGATATATTTCTGAAATATGAAATATATGACACTGCTGATGATATAACCACTGCTCAAGATACCCTTATATTAAAGGGACTTACAACAAATGAAAGAATATCATATCAATCTATTGCCAATCAAATTAAGCTTTATTGGCAAACATGGAGGATTCCTCAAGATAGATATAAAGATGAACTCGTATCTACATATCTAAGAGGGTATATGGGTGATGAGGTATATCCCTATGAAATCGCATTTCTCCTTGAAAACGGGGTACAAACTGACGGATTTCATATACCGGGAAGAACAGCAATTCCTTCAGATTTAACACCTATATCAAATGACGATGTTATAGATACAGATGCTGGAGAATGCGAACCTCAAAACGACACACTTCCTTATTGGCAGGTGTATAATACAGCATCCTTATTGGGATATGAGCAGGTATATTTAGATTTTTTACAAGGTATTACAACCACCACTTGCACCAATCCTAAGATATGTGGGGTGGAGCAAATTGATCCTAGTGATCCTGAATGCTATTCTGGGCCATTTCAATATGGTGAATTTGCATATTGGGAATCAACAGATACATATCCTTGTAATGATATATATGGTGAATTATCTGGAAAACCTATAAGATTTCATAAGTTTCCCGATAGTACAGTGGCACATATACATGATAATCAGGGATTTATATATCCTAAAGGATTAAAGATTGATGTTAACCAGATTGTTCAATTGATAAATAACTCTAGTCTTACTGCTGAACAAAAATCTCAAATTAAAGGATTTAAAATACTCAGAGGTAATAGAGCAAATAATAAATCTATTGTAGCCAAAGGGTTATTATATAATGTAGGTAAATATAGAAAAGATAATAAAGGATATTATTATCCCAATTATCCATTTAATGATTTAAGAGAAGACCCATTTATCACTGTAAATTCTAATTATATAGAACCTACAGATTCAAATGGTCAATCTGGATCATCTAACTGTTTTGAATATGAAATAACAACGAATCTTGGACCTATCACTGTACAATATTTAAATTGTGAAACTTCTCAAACAGAGTTTGCTACAGTACAGACAGGTATTCCTGTAAATATATGCTCCTCTGCTACACCTATAATCACTGGTGGCGGTGCAGGTGTAATCAATAAAAAGTCATATTGTTCATCTGGTGATGGTCCTTCAGATATTGTAGAAGGTAAGGCTCAACTCAAAGGATTCGATACAGATGATAGTAAACAAAGATATACATTCCATTCTCCAGATACTCATTTCTATCAACCTTATATAGGTAATATATTAAAATTAGAAACAGCAGAATTTGGTAAAGCTGAAAGTCATTTCGTAGAAGTAAAGAATCATGCAAAGTATAAGTTTTTATCAGATACAGCCGTATCTGTAGCATTACTTACAGCCGTAGGTATAGGTTTTGCATCTAGCACTGTAGGAGTTAGCACTAATGTATTTAATGGTACTGCTGCTTATACATCATTTCAGATAATGTTAGAAGTAATGGAAAAACTTCTACCTAATAAGAATTTTGCATACCAACAAACAGCATTGGGTGAGTATAAGCAATACAAACCTGTACAAAATAATACGGGAAATAAGCAAAGAAAGATTGATTTAGGGGTATATTTACAACCCGGAATGGCAAATATTGGTGATGAAAACACCATAAATAACTACCAGCGAGAATCATCTGTATATTTAAGGACAACAAAAACCCTACCTTATGTATCAAGTATACTGGGAGTATCCATAGATAACACCCGTTATACGCTTTCTCAAGCGGGTAAGTGTTCTAATTCTTCTGATATTTCGGAAGTGGATATATCCGCTTATTATGGATCAATAAAGAAAAACATACCAAATCAATATGGTCAATTATATACATATGAAACCATAGATACAGGATTTCAGTTCTCAATTAACAACACCCAAAGTTATCCCAATGGATGGTATTCTATATTCGGAGGAGATGTATTTATTAATAGATTTGCATTAAAGCGCAAATATCCATTCTTTATTGACAATAGAGTGAGTCCAGAAGGAACAAATATGTTCCCAAATAATAGTGATGTTTTTTATAATTTTATAGGAAACGTAGGTTATCCTAAATATTGGTTCAGTACAGATATAAGGAGAGGTAGCTTCTTTGGTTTATTTGGTGTAAAAGACACTGCATTTGACTGTAAAGAAAATAAATTTTTCTATGATTCAGGTAAAATTTATCTTTTTTCTTATGGTATTCCTTATTATTTTTGTGAATCAGAAGTAAATGTAGATTTAAGGCAAGCATATAATGATAAAGAGGGAGATTTCTTCCCTAGGGTATCATCTAATATTCCTGATGATTGGTTGCAAGAGACATATGTTACAATTAAAAATGATAATACCTACTACTATAACAAGACATATTCAAAACAAAACAAAGAAAATTATTTTTCACACCTACCGAATAGCTGGACAGGAGACGAGTGTACTACAAATTATCCGTATAGGGCTATTTTTTCTGAACAGGTAAGTGATAATAAACGGAGTTTAAACAAGAGTGCTTGGAAAATATTCAAACCTTCTGCAAGATTTGATTTTCCTCAAAATTATGGAAAACTCATATCATTAGATGGTATTGAAAATAGACAAGTTCTTGCAAGATTTGAGCAAAAAAGCTTACTATATAACGCAATGCTTACAGCTCCAACCTCTGCTGCAAATGTATATTTAGGTCAGAGTTTATTTAATCAACAGGTTCCTCCTCTTGATTACGCAGATGTTGATCTTGGATATATGGGTAGTCAGCATAAATTCCTACTGAAGACAGAATATGGTCATATTAGTGCAGATTCAAAAAGAGGTCAGATATTTCTTATAAATGGACAGCAATCTAAGGATATTACAAATAATGGTATGTCTAAATTCTTTACAGAATTTTTAGATTTCCAAATAAAGAAAAGCTTTCCAGAAGTAAATATAGATAATCACTTTAAAGGAATAGGATTACATGGTGTATTCGATAGCAAATATAACAGATTAATAATCACTAAATTAGATTATAAACCAATTAAAGGTGTCACTTATCAAGATGGTATATTTAAGTATGACGGTGTAGAAGTAGAGCTGACAGATACTAATTATTTCTGCAATTATTCATTTACAGCCAGTTACGATTTTGATAATCAGGCATGGATAAGTTTACATACATATATTCCAAATTACTATGTAGGTGATGCTAATTACTTCTATTCTGGTATTAATGGTGCGACAAGTAGTATATGGGAACATAATACAGCAATAAATAAATTTAACAATTTCTATGGTGAAATTCATCCATATATAATTGAATACCCCTATGCATATGGTCCAAATGATCAGATATTACAGAATATAAAAGATTATTCTAGGGTGTACCAATACACGGATTTTCGTGAATTTATAGAAACAGATGACTATTATTTCAATAAATTAATTGCTTATTCCACACAACAATGTAGTGGTGTATTGAATTTATTCAAAAAACCTGCAAATAATTTAAGAGAATATAGCACATATCCTAAATATAACACTGATAGTAAAGACATTACATTTACAAAATCGAATAGTTTCTATCAGATTAATACATTCTGGGATATGGTGAAATCTGTTAAATCACCAATATGGACAAAATCTTGTGAAAACATATCCATATATAAAGAACTGAATCAATCTAATTTAGACTATTCTAAACGTAGCTTTAAAAAAGCCCCACTTAGAAGTAAAGAATTGAAACTCAGATTGATATTAGATAATAGAGATGATATAAAAATCATATCATCATTCATAATTTCTCCAACAATGCAATCTTATAAATAATGGCAAAAAAGTACAAATCTAAAAAATTAAAGAAAGCTCAACAGGGTGATACATCACCAATGAAGTTTGCAGACACGCAAGCAGTCGATCCTGATTCCATGTCAGAGATGATTGATGAAATATCTATATCAAAGCTTCCTAAAATACCTCTTAACCCAAGAGTAAAAAAGGTAAGTAATGATCTTAGACCCCAAGGAATGTTGAAACCTATAGATTTAAATAGTAAGATTGCAGCTATCGGTGAAGGTAGAGATTTATCTCATCCTACAGCACTTGCTACCCCTAAGAATAAAAAACCTTTAAACTGGTCAAATATTGCTACCACCACACTTGCTGCTGTAGATATGTTAATTCCTGAAGAACGCCCGGAATGGCCAGTGGTACAACCTACTAATTCCTATAATCAATATCAATATGGCACTGGTTCTCAGGCAATTGCAAAACATGGTGTTACTATATCCAAAACAGGATATAGCAAGAATTCAAAGGATAAGAATAAATCAAAACTCAGAATTCCTTCCAATAACATAACAATGGAGGATGTAGAGTTTCCTATTCTCGGAAAAGGATCAGATGGCACAACCGTGGTTATGCAACCCGGAGAAAATTATATATTCCCCAATGCTGAATATGTAGACGAAACTCCTGTAATGCAACAAGGGGGTAATGTAAAAAAACCACAAACAAAAATAGTTTATACAGATTCTAAGTTTGTTAAACTGACTCCCCCTAAAAAGAAACAGCAAGAACCTCTAAAAAAGGAACCTATCATAGTTAATGATAAAAATGATCCTAGATTGAAAGCTTATAATGATAGTTTAAATCTTTATAAAGCTTATCAAATGCAGGATAAATTAATGGGAACTGGTAAAGGTACTCCCCAAACATTTGATAAAAAGTATAGCTGGACAACAAAGGAGCTACGAGATAGAAGAACACCAAAAAAAGTGAATGGTCTTGATTTACCTGTAAGTGTAGATTTCTTAAATGAGCAAGAGCAGTTTTCTGAAGGATTTAATAGTTTATGGGCAAGAAAAGAAGATAAAAAACTTTTAAATTATTATAAAAGTTTAGGATTTAAACCTAGTCAGATAATGTACCATAGTTCTCCTGATGTAGTTTCAGATAATATAAGACCTATTGGAAATTATTTTGATGGAACAGCAACAAGTCCTGTTTATAAAAAACCAGTACAACCAGTAATATATCAAGAGGAAAAGAAACTGAAAAAACCTATTCCTGTATATAGTAAAAAAAGTTTATTAAATTTTGATACAAATGGTAGACCAACTCCTGATGCTCCTCCAGAGTTTCAAATAGCACAGTTTGATAATACCAAACCTACTAAATATTCATTTAGCTATCCTACAGGAAAGTATAATGAACAAAAAACAGTATATTTTCCAGATGCAGGAAGTTGGAAACAATTTATTGGTAATCAAAAACTTATAAACTCTGATGAAGGAAAAGATTATGGAACAGCTACAGGTTATATGCAAAAAGGAGGAAAAATGACAGCAAATAAAGGATTAAGTATAGAAGATAATAAATTCACACCTATCTCAGATAAGACATTAATGATTAATGGGAATAGTCATGATGATGGCGGTACTTTTGTACAATATGGCGATAAGGTGGTAGAAGCCGAAAAAGGCGAACCTCTTTCTATAAATATGAAAGGGGAGGCTGTAATATTTGGAAATATGAAGAACCCTATCACTGGTAACAAATTTAAAAAAGATGCTGAAATGATAGCAAAAAAAGAAAAGAAAGTAGGAAAATTGATGGATTATTCGACATCAATTGTAAATAATGTTGATCCATTCGACAAATGGGGTTCTTTAAAATTCAATGCTGCTAAGATGATGATGATGGGAGCAAAGAAAAAAGAAAAAGAATTAATGGTAGCTAAAGAACATCTCGGTGATGTACAGGATGCTCTCCTTTCTATTAAAGAAGAGGAGTCTATAGCTAGGAATGGCAAGATAGTTAAGGCTCAGGATGGGTGGTCTACATTAGAAGCAAGGCGACATAGAGCAAAATCTAAACAAAAACCTATTTTTGATTTCTATACCACCGATGCAAAAAAACTTGATCCTGATAAATTTCTGTCTGCTATTTATTCAAATGAAGGTGGTGAAACAGGAGTAAATCCTCCAATTAAAGGAAATGCATCTGGTAAATATGCATTAATGCCCGCTACTCAACAGGATATGTATAATAAATATTATAAATCCAAAATGAGTTGGGACGCATTCAAAAAGAGTTATGATACAGATGCTACATTTGAATATGAAGTAGCTAAAGCATTAGCCACTGAAAAAATAAATCAATATAAAACAGCAGCAGAGGCAATTGGTAGTTGGTACAATCCTAAATCAGTAAAAGATAAAAAGTGGGATGAGGTTCCTTTTCCTGAATATGGAAATAAAATATCAATTAGGCAGTATGTAGATAAAGCTGCTAATAATTATTTCAGTGGTAAAAATTCTGCTAGTCCGACTAGTATATATAAATCGGAGCCAGCTAAAGTAAGTAAATCAGAGATAATACCCACTGATCTTCAAGATGTACAATTTTCAAAATTTCAACAATCTCCTATAAAATCTGAAAATAATAGGCAAGTCGGTGATTATCAATATAACTGGAATTTAGAAACCCCTAAAGATATTCCTGTTGAGTCAGATGCTAAAGGTCTTGATTTTCAACAAGTTATGGGTGAAGTGTATGCAGGTGCTACAAATAGAGAAGAACCTGTATGGCTTCAGCAATATAATCCAGAGTTATTCCAAGACTATGAAATGAGTCTTCAAGATAGGCGTAATAGAGTTACTTCACAAGGAAGAGCTTCCCGTCAATATTTATCAGATAATGCAGGTGCTCAAGCTGTATTAGCTGCTGAAGAACATAACGCAATTGGAGGTATAGATGCTGAAGAATTTAGAATTAATCAACATATATCAAGTGATATTGTAAATAAAAATAAACTTCTATTAAACGAAGCTCAAGGTAAAAACTTACAACTTGCTGATCAACAATACGTTAGACAATCTACAGCAAGAAGTAAAACTAAAGCTACAAATCAAGCGATATTAAATTCCATATCTTCTAAGATTCTTCAGAATAAACTTGAAAATTCAACTCTTCAGGTATATGAAAACTTATACCCTCACTTTAGGTATAACGATCAATATCAACTGAAAAAAGAAGGTAATCCCGGTCAGGACTATCTCAATACTGCTGGTCTTCAACCATTATCTACTAATACCAATACAGCAGTAAAAACTAAAAGAGACGCTTCTGGTACAGTGGTATCTACAGAAGAAAACAATCCCGGATGGCTTAAAACCCAAAAGGATATGGAGGAACTTACCAGATATAAAAACAGATCAATTTCACAAATTTTAAATTCCAAGAAAGCTAATCTCTGGGAAAAATAAATTTGGAAATCTCATAATCATTCCATAAATTTGCAACACTCAAAATATTAATAATGAGTTCATTTACAGACGAAATACCTCAATTTACACCCTACATTCAACAACAACCTATACATGATATGGCAAGGGTTGGTATGCAGAGAGAAGCTGAATTTGAAAAGGGTATCCAAACAGTTCAAGGATACTATGATGCATTGTTAAATCTCCCTATAGCTAAAGGTGTCACTCAGGAATATGTAAAATCCAAAGTGGGACAACTGAACAATGCTGTAAAACAGAGTGTTTCTGGAGATTTCTCAGATCATAGACTTATTAATCAGATAGGAGGACTTGCTTCACAAATATCCAGTGACCCTATTGTAGAAAATGGAATACAGTCTACTGCCAGAATTCAAGCAGGTATGACAAAAATGAAAGCTGATCAAGAAAGAGCTTTAAAAGAAGGTAAAAATCTCATACAGAACATAGAGTGGTTTAATAATAAAGTGAATGAGTTTCTTGGAGATAATGATGTAAAGACTTCATTTTCAACAGATTATACACCATATGTAGATAAGCAAGAAAGATTTCAGAAAATATTGAAAGATGCACATCCTGATGCTATTCTTACACAAGGAGATATGAATGCTCTTTCAAGGATACAAAATGGAGAATCTGTACCTAATGAAATTCTTCAAGAATTATCCAAAAAAGGCATAGATGCTGCCAAAATACAAAATATTATTAATTTAGTAGAGGCGCAACCTGACGTTCAACAACAAAACAGAATAGATGGTTGGTATAGGTTTAGAGGATTGGATGCTAATCAAATGGGTGATTATCTTACAAAATCTACAAATTCATACATTAAAATGTATGAAGATGCAATCACCAATCTTGCTTTACAAAAAGCAACAGATGCATCTGTAAATCCTGCTGATATTGATAAATCTATAAAGCTCTATAAAGAGCAATATACAAAACTTGTAGAAAAATATAATGCTACAATTGGTAAATTAGGAAAAGACCCGGAAGGTGTAAAAGCTGATCTGGTTGCTGAAGAATTTGCAAATGATATTATAGGTGCTTTTTCTTATAGTGAAACAGAATCCAAATGGATAGAAAATCCTCTTTGGAATCAAATGGATAAAGAAAGAAAATACCAACTTGATTTATACAAACAGAAATATCAGGAAGAAAAAGATAAAAAAGAAAAAGTAAAAGAATCCACTGATCCGATTGCTGTAGAAGGATATGTGAATGAAGAACAAGGTAAATTAGGTGAAGGTAGTATGCTGGATATGCAAAATCAAGCACAATCCAGATATAATAATTTACATAGCTTTTACGCAAATGCGGTGGCTAGATCATCTCGAATGAAAGAGCCATTCAAAGAGGTAAATGGTCAATGGGTATATAATGTTGGATCAGGGGGGTATGAAAGTGAAAAAGAAGCAATGGATGCAGTATCTAAAGTGATGCAGACTATAGAGCAGGCAAAAACTACAGGTATTCCACAAGGCCCAACTGCTGATTATATTAAAAATGTTCTTCCTGCTGCTGATGAACTTGACCAGATTAACCAAACAGTTATTTCTATAAATAACAAGTTTAAACCTCAAATAGATAAAATAATTGAAAAAATTGGAGATGAAGACTTGGCTGCATACTATATTGTAAAAAATCAATTACCGGGATGGCAATCCTATGAAAGAAAATTACAAGTAAAGTATAATGTTAATGACTATTCATATTTTCATAAAATGGGATTAAACACCCCAGAAGGAGCAGAAAGGTATGCAAAAGCATATAGAGCTGTTAATCCTGATGTTGTATCTACATTACAAGCAAAAGAAAAAGCATTTAAAGATGTACAATCTACATTTATAAATAAGTCATTCTCTCTCCCTTCTAATGAACCTAAATTAGCTAAACAAAACGCTACATTATTTTCTACAATTTTAGGTGTTTATACAGACGCTTCTCAATCAGCCGGAGATAAAACAGATTATGCGAAATTACAAGCATGGCTTGCTGATAAAGATGTTGATAAAAATCAATACGAATTCAGATACGATAATAATAAAAAACAAGGATATATAGGTATTCGTAGAGGTGATGAGTTCAGAGAAGTAAGTATTAAAGATAGTCATTATATGACTATTCCCGGAGCGAATATAAATAATGAATTTTGGAGTAGGTATGGAAATAGATTACAGGTGAGTGGTGATAAAACAACAGGAACATTTGACTTTTCTAAACCTGAAACTACTGATGTGCGGGAAACAGGTATATCGTCTGCGATTCCTGTAAAATCCAGAACAGTTAATAATAAATATATAGTGAAACATCATCTGGAAAAAAGTATGGATGATAAATACTATATAAAAGTGTGGATACAGGAAAAGACACCAACAGGTTTAAAACTTGTAACTTCTCCTGAAGGACAGTATTTTGATCCAATTGGTGAGGGTAGCTATAATAGAGCGCAAATTTTGAAAACAATAGATGATGTTTTATCAGATGACCAATCTGTATTAGGATATTTAAAACAATTAAATCCGAATTATAAGTAATGCCTGAAGATCAATTACCAAATATAAATAGTCCCTTAGAGGACAAATTGGCAAGTATACAGAACGATTGGACAAAATCACAATTTTCTGGAAATGGAAACTCTAAAGGAGGCGATCCTACATCAACTCTTTTGAAAAAAATGAACGGTGTAATGTCTGCTAAAGAGTCATATAGTACTCCAGACATTGTATCTCCAAATATAATAGATGTATCAGGACGATATCCTAAACAATTAGTAGGTTGGGATAATGAAGACCTTTATGGTGATGCTCAATCTGGATGGAGCCAAGCATGGAGAGGTATTGTAAAAGGTGTAGCTCTTGCAGGAACTACCTTCTTACAAGGTACTTTAGGATTGGTATATGGATTAGGTGCAGCAGCCGGAACACTTGAATTGAATAAATTGTTTAATAATGATTTTTCAAATGCTATAGATGATTTCAATAAAATGCTTGAAAATCAATATTTACAGAATTATTACACCAAAAGAGAAAGAGATGCTAAATGGTATGAACCAGCTAACCTTTTTTCTACAAACTTTATTTTTGATAAATTTGTAAAAAATCTTGGATTTTCTATAGGTGCTATATATTCAGGTGCTGCCGTAGCAAAAGCCCTTAGAATGATTCCTGCTATAAGTTCATTATTTACAGGCGAAAAAGCTGCTGCTACATTAGCTCAAATAGAAAGTAAATTGTCTACTGTTCCTGCATTACAGAGAACAGATGAAATGTATAATATGCTTATCAAAGCATCTGACGCTGCTACAAAAGCTGCTAAATTTGGATCAGGCGTAGAAAGAACAGTAATAGGTACATTAGGTGCTGTAACAGAAGGTGGTATAGAAGCCCTTCAAGGACTTAATGAATATAGAAATTCTTTAATAGATAACTATATAGCTACCAATGGTGTAGCTCCGGTGGGAGACGAACTTGATAAAATCAATGATTTATCCAGTAGTTTAGGTAATAGTAGATTTCTTCTTAATATTGGATTATTGTCTGCTACCAACTATATAATGCTTCCTAAAATATTAGGATCATCTTATAAAACTTCTAAATCTCTTGCAAATAAAGAGATAAATAATATTGTAAAAAATCAAGAAGGTAAATGGGTAAGTGCATTATCTCAAGCTCCAAGAGTTGAAAAATTTATTAGAAAATCTACAAATGTTGCAGAACTCTTTTTCTCTCCTACAGAAGGATTTGAAGAACTTTCTCAATATGCAATTGAGCGTGGTGTAAATGATTATTACTCAAAGGCTTATAAAGGTGAAGGTAGAAGTTTTGCAAACTCTATGCTTGCAGGATACGACCAAGCTATAAACAGTAATGAAGGAATGGAACAGTTCCTGATTGGTGCTTTATCTGGTGGTATGCAACAAGCAGGAATTGTAGGTACATATCAAAATGAAAAAGGACAAACTAAGGTAGGTATTGGTAAATCAGGTAATATAGGTGAGCGTGGTATTACAGGAACAGGTGGAGAACGTGGTAGAAACACAACATCATTTCTTGCTCAAATGAATGATCCTAAAAATCAGATGAGATTTAAATCTGATACTTGGGTGAAAGACATGGTAGATGCTACGGCAAGGGGTATAAATCTTCAAAAAGAAGGTGAAGCTTTTATTCGCCAAGGTGATGTTCTTGAAGCAAAAGATAACGAAGCAGATTATATGCATAACTATCTTGCTGTTCGTATTAAACACGGTAGATATGATTTAGTGCAGGATGATATAGAGAACTTCAGACAACAAGCAGCTTCTCCTGAAGGGCTTAATATGCTGAAACAACAAGGATATGCTAATGAGAATGACACTCAACAAACATTCCTTGCTCGTGTTAATAACTTTGAAAAACATGCTAAAAACATAGATTCTCTGTATCAATCACTTAATATGGTGTATGGTGCAAAGATTAACCAAGACGGACAGCGTGTATATTCAGATGAGGTAATTGATAAAATGGTGTATGTTGGCTCAAAAATAGCCGACTATGAACAACGTATTCCTGAATTATCTCAGCAACTGCTTAGTAATCAAATAGTTCTGGGCGATACATTAAGTAATATCTATAAAAATGGAGTTCCTTCTGCCGATGCTGTAAAAGATGCTATTAAACAGATAGACGATCTTAGTGTAATTGATAGTAAGAAAGATGAACTGAAGCAATCCCTCCGTGATGTAATTGAATTAACAGGTAGAAGGAAAGAGTTTCTTGATGAATTCAAAAAACTTAAAACCTCTCCTGAGTCTTTTACTACAGTAACAGAACCCACTACTACCACCGCTACCACTGACAAAAAGAAGATTAAACTCAAGACAAAAGATGGTGAAGAAGAGCTGGAAGTAGGCACTGAATATTTTGCAGGTTCCCAAGTTATAGAATCTAAAGAAGGTGTAGTATATGAAAAGTTCCCAAGATTTACAATAATAGGCGAGAATGAAGACGGTTCTGTTAAAATAAAAACATCAAATGGCGATATTTTAGATGTAAAGAAAGATGCATTTTCTAAATATAAATTTGGTAAAGTTTCAGATACTGAAAAACATCCAAATGCAATGTTTTACGTTGAAGCTTCTGATACTATATTTACATTTAATATGGGGAAAAAGGATAAAAACCCAAGAGGTAGATTGTCCTATGATCCTAAAACAGATAAATTATATTTTATAACATTAGATGGTAAAAAGACAATTGCTGTAACAAGGGATCAATTTTCACCTAAAAAAGGATATAGTATTGCTCAAATTTATTCTTCTGATAAACTAACACCTAAAGCAGAAGAGGCTTTAAAGCAAGAAGTTAATTTATCTGAAATACAAGAAAAGCGTGAGGCTAGACTTAAAATCATCTCTGAACTCAGAGAAGCTGCTTATGATAGACTTGATAAATTAACAGATAAGATTTCTCAAAAGAAAGAACAACTTGAAGGAGTTGAGAAAAACCTTAAAGAACTCGAAGAAAAGCTTCAAAAAGATGACAATTTCCGTAAAAATGGAAAAGGATTCAAAAAAGCTGGTAAAGAGGTAATCCGTCAGTTGAATATTCTGAGTGGAATGAGAACCCTTTTGAGTAGAGAAATAGAAGAACTTACTGCTGAACAGGAGGAAGTTGAATTTAACATATCCTATTTTGAGGATATGGGTCAGAATATTGATGAACTTCCTACAGATAGCAAAGACTTCATAGAAGAACTTAATAATCAAGTGCTTGATCTTCAGATACTTTATGAAGAAACAGGCAAACAAATCAATTACTTATCAGGCGTATTAAGTAAGGTGGAAGATGCGTTGAAAACAGCAGTTGATTTTGCTCTCAATCTTATTCAAAAATTTGAGAAAAAATATCCCGGATTACCCATAGCACCTGAAGCCCTTAGAAGTTTCTTAAATAAAGACTTGGAATTTAAAGGAACATGGCCTGATTATCAATCATATCTTACTGCCAATCCTAATCTTCTTTCTGATCTCAGGGAGTTTGATAGGGAACTTGCAGATATTGATGATCTGGATGTTATTCCTAATGAGCGTTCAGTAAAAGAACTTCAAGATAATATTGCTGATCTTAATAAACAACTTGCACAATATGAAAAGGAAATAAAAGCAAAGTCTGCAATTCTTGATAAATTTGAGGATATTGCAAAAGAATATAAACGCAAGGAAGAAGCTAAGCGTCAATATGAAAAAGATAAAGCTCTTCACGATGCTTTGTTCAAAGCACAATCTCAATTATCTGAGCAACCTTCAGATGATAGTACAGATGATGAGCTTGCTAAAATAGAAACAAAAGATAAAGAGGCTTCTAAAAAGAAAGACCTTTCTATCTATCCTATTTCTACAATAGCACCATCAAGGGAAACTGATCCTGAATTTGAGAATAAACCTCATCTTTTAAGAGAGGAGAAATTTTTAAATAATTATGCTGCTGGTCTTCTTAAAGATGAAAATGGTAATGATATTACCCCTGATTTAAGAGTGCTTGTTATACATAGAAATAATCAAGCAAAATATGGACTTGACGGACTTGTAGAATTACGTAATCCCAAACAAGCCGATGAATCAGAAGAAGCATACGATAAAAGACTTACAAATGCTGAAAGTGGAACAATTCTTTATTTATACATAAAGAAAGGGGAAGGAGAATGGGAAGTAATAGATGAAAATGGTAAGAAAATAGGAAGCTTTGATAATGAGTTTAATCCTTCAGGAATTGATATAAATAAGGTGGTAACATCTACAGCTCCAGCAGCTAAAATATCACTTAAAGCAGGATCATTTACTAATAAAGATAACCTTAATTTAGCTGAAGTTGAAAAAGCTTGGCTTGAAAAAAGAAAACAATTATTAGAAGAGGGTGATTTACTCACTGTATCAGGAGTATCTCGTGGTGTAAAACAAGTAACAAGTACATCCGATAAGAATCCTATTACCCCTACTCTTACAGATTCAAAAACAGTTGATAAACAGCAAGTTATATTTGTATCTACTTCGGATGTAATTAATACGCCTAATGATACTATTTATTATAAAGCAGGTAGACCTTATTTCCAAATAGGAGATAATGTTATTCTTTTAAATAATAGAAATATTAATGAAAAAGAAGCAGATGCTATATTCTTAGTATTAAAAGAAGTAGCTACTAAATTCCAAGAATCAATCAAAGCAAATCGTCCTAATCTGGATAAGCAATTAGTTGATTGGTTAAATTCTATAATCTATTGGTATAGCCCATCTGAGAAAAATCCTACAGCACATAATCATCAGATTTATGTAAAATCTGGTAAATTATTCATATCCGGCGTAGACACTGGTATATATTTTAATCCTGATAGCTTAGATGCTAATAGGAAACCTATTATCGAAACATTCCTTAAAGGAAATACCGCAGGACGGGGTACATATCACCATGTATCTCATAAAAACTTATCTTCAGATCAACCCTATATTGAGTACTACACTGAAGATGGTAAAACCTTAAAAACCAGAGAGCATAAATCATATCAGCATTATCTCATTGCTAATAACGTAGTGTCTACAAACGTAAGACCTCAAATGAGCGATACGGATAGCAACATTCGTGGTAGATATGCTATCACTGATATGGAACTCTCTCTTCCTAAAGAGGATGTTAAACCTCCCAAAGTTGAAAAAAAGGAAGAAGTAGTACAATCCTCTGGAAAACCTGATAAACTTGCCGAAGCATTAGCTGTGCTTGCTGCAAATAAAGCTAAAAGACAAGCTAAAAAAGAAGGTGCTGCTGCTGAAGAAAAAGAAGAAAAATCAATAGTTCCATCTAAAGCCAATAGATTGAAATCTACAGATACAGTGTCTGTAAGTATAAAAGCTGCCGATCTTCTTGCAAAATTAAATGGTAAGGGATTTGTAGGAACTGATAGTAATGATGAAGAATATAGAAGAGTTGTAGAAAAAAGTATAGATAATGTAAAAAAAGAAGATATTGCTGCTGTAAAAGCGTGGTTTGCTAAAAATCTTCCAAATGTACCTCTCAATATTGTAGAACATATCCTCAAAACTACAGATGGTGGTTTTGCTTGGGGTAAGTTTTCAAGTGTGGGTGTTACAATGTATGAAAAAGCAAAAGAGGGTACAGGATACCATGAAGCATTTGAAGCAGTATGGAAAATGTTTATACCTGTTGAAGATAAGCAGAAGATAGTATCTGAAATGAGACGCAGAAAAGGCTCATTCTATGATGCTATCACTGGTCAAAATACGGAATATAAATCAGCTACAGATACACAATTAAAGGAAAAACTGGCAGATGAATTTGCAGAATATGTGCAAACAAACGGTGCTATTTCTGAAAAAATAAAAGGTCAACCTTGGATAATCAGAATATTCAGGGCTTTAAAAGAACTTTTTGAAAAACTTGTTTCTCCACAAAACAATATAGATCAATTATTTAGGAATATAAATAGTGGTCAGTATGCTACAAAACCAGTTAATCTGGAATCAGTGGTGGGGGATGAATACAGTAGGGTGGCAGATTTATCGCATCAGCTTACAAAAGAACTTATGGAAGACATTACATCAAAGATTTTGAATAATTTCTTTGGTGCTAATGCTACATTATCTTTAGCTAATTTATCAGATAATAAGGAAATACCATTAGATGCCTATTACGATGCTATCAAACCTATGTTAGCTAATAAATTTGTATCAATTGGTAAACAAGCCCTCACTGAAGGTGATGAAGAACTTGCTCTTAATTTTTTAAGTATTGCTGATAATATCACCGATAATTGGGATGATGTTGTAAAATTAAATAAAGAATATTTAAAAACATTTGGTCTTACAAGCAGTCATGAACAGGCATCTGATAATCTTCCTGAAAAGGTGAAAGAAGCAAAACAGGCTGAATTTGAAGATGATAATGATGGTATTCAAGATGATGATGAACCTGAATTTGAACAGGAGAATAAATCTCAATTAGAATATGATAGGGATATATTTACAATTTCTGGTAAGAAAAACGCTTCTGCCGGAATAAGGTTATTATTTGCTACACTTAGGGATGCTAAATTTATTCGTCAGTCTAAAGATGATGTGTCCGTAGTTCCAGCTATAGAATTTGAAAGATCATCACTTAATGGATTCAAATTTGTGCAATATGCAAGAGTATTCAATCAAGTAGCAAACGCATTAGTTAATACTAATAAGATGGAAAATCTTATTAAAAAGCTTGTCAACCATGCTAAAACAAATGCTCCTATTGTAGACCTTTTAAGTCCTAATAAATTAAATATAAATAGAACAACAGGTAAAATAAATTACAATTCATTATCATATAATGAATGGAGAATACTCTTGGATTTTGTAAAAACCATGAGTAAACAATCCCCTAATGCCCTCATATATGATATGAAAGGTAATACAGCCAAGCTTATTCCGGGTAATAAATATTCAGGAATTGAGCAAATTAAGAGGAATTTTGTAAAGAATGTAAAAAATAACAAAGAGTTATTCTCTTTTGATAAAAAGAAAAAGACATTTGTTGTCAATCCTGAATTCTTTAAAAAGAACCCAACACCAACCAATGACAAAGCATATATAGATTTTGCAAATTCTATAGGTATTAAAACTGTAGACGGTGAATTATTATCGTTGGCTATGTTAAAAGCTATGCCTTTATTTCAAAAAGCAAAATTCAAAAGTGCTTTATCTAGGGTGTATACTCAATTAAAAAAACAAGACCCTTTATTTGATACATCAAATAAGGCATTACAGATTGAAACTCCTCTGAATGAAATAAGTATTGCTATCATTTCCGCAACAAAAGATGACGGTTCTAACACCTTCTTAAACGTACTGAGAAAACCAGTACAGTCAGTGGTGTTGAATAACCCCCTGTCTACTTTCTTTAATAATTTCAATTCTGTTTCCTCTCTCGATAATCTGCAAAAAGAGGAGCAAGGACTTACTGATGGGTTTTCTAAAAACTCAGTGATATTACAAAGAGGTGGTAGATTCTTTAACGAAGATGGTGATCGTACAGATGAGAAGATTGAAGTGGGATATATTGACGGTATAAAAACTCCAAGAAACTCTAAACAATCTTCTAAATTATCCCTTATTCAAAGAAGACTCCTTTCTTTCAACCTTAATTTACAAGGTTGGTTTGTTCCTATCACAAATGGTGATAAGAAAACAGAATGGATACTATCTTTAGGTAATCATATATCTTTCAACCAAGTGGTTGCTGGAACTCACTGGGATTCAATATATTCTATATTTCATAACTATCTGAAAACAGAAATGGAAGTAGCACAAGTAGACGATGCTAACACATTAGCTGTTCTGGATAAACAAAAAAGGCGTGGAAATCTGAGGTTTTTCCTCAATATTCTTCCTGAAAATATTACAAAAAAAGCAAAAGTTGTAATAGATAATCTCGGAGATATTGATGAATTTATTGAAGAAAATGAGAAAAATATCAACAGTGCAATACGTAAATTCTTAGAAAAAGAAGCTAGTAGAACACGTACAGAGTTCCAGATATATAATATATTAGCAGTAGATGACAACGGAAATTATATATTTGATGGAATTGATGAAAAATTCGTAATGGATAACATCAATGATCAGGGTGTAAATAAATTTAGTGAAGAGCAGGTTGATAATGTAATTCTCTATAGAACTGTTAATCAGGTGATTAACAATATAGAAATGCATAAACTTGTTATTGGCGACCCTGCATTTATGTCTGATCCTGCAAAACGTATTCCCGGAGCAATGGGTGGTGTAAATCAGACTACATATGGATCACATGAATTTAATACGCATTTTTCAGCATTAGCAAATAGAACTGATGTTAATTCTAGCTCAATACAATTAGAACCTACTGATTTAGGATACACTCCTTTCTCAGATGATGTTTCTATTGTAATATATCAAGATGTTATCGTAGAAGGTAGGGTAGAAGGTAGTGACTATAAGAACACAAATGAAGTGGATGGTGGTTCAAAAATGAACCTTTCTGCATATAGAGAATTGAAAATAAGATCAGCAGAATGGACCGATGAACAGGAAAAACAATATCAATATCAAATGGCATTCTTCAGAGATAGAATGTCAAAACAGGGAAAATATGACTATTCTTCAAAAGAATTAAAAGAACATGACGTTAACCTTTTAAAACAAGGTCAGCCTCAAGAAGGTATTTTTGAAATTATCAAACCTAAAGGATGGGGTCAGAATACAGCATCTCCATATAAAGATATAGTGTTCCTGAAAACATCAGCTCAACCTATTATCCCTACTGTAGCAAAAGATACAAACGATGAACTTCTTCTTCTGAAAATGATGAATGAAGGTATAAAAATTGCAGCTTTTGAATCAGCAGTAAAAGTAGGGGTACGTAGCACTGAAGCAGCATATGTAGATGGTAAGTTTAATGAAAATAAATACAACCCCGATGCAATACTCTATCCTTCTTGGAAAGATTTAGGTATTCAGGTAGAAACCCAATTCTCTCAAGGTAAGAATAAACTGACATTAGGTAGTCAGCTTACAACACTCGCTACACTTAACCTGTTATCTGGTGGTGTACCACAAGGATTTACAGCTACAGAATGGAGCAAACTTTCTGAAGAAGAAAGAATGGCAAAATCTGAAATATACAGAGAGGTAGTTACAAATAATCAGATTCTTGTAGAACTTACAAATAATGGATATGTAGAACTTCTCGATAAATTAGGAATAGAAGAAGATGAAGATGGAAATTATGAAATAGTTGATTATCAACGAGTTGTAGATTTCCTTAAAGAACAGGCTCGTGACATGGATGATAATACAAAAGCTGCTCTTAAAGTGGACGATGTATTAAATTCATTAGCCGTACCTCTTGAGGCTATCCCTACATATACTCAATTGAAAGCAATTCTTTATTCTATTGTAGATAAAAACATAGCATCTCCTAAAACATCAGGTATTGGTTTAGTGCAGATGCCGTCTACATTTACAGAAAATGAAGCGAGAACTACGCTTGTCGGTAATTCCACTTATAAATTCTATACAAAAGAAGAGCCTTGGATTGAGGTAAGTTTACCCGCATGGTTTAGAGATCATCTTGAGAGATTTTATATTAATAATAAAAAACCCATTCCTTCAGAAGAAGAGCTGCTCAAATTATTGAATGATACTGATATATTAAATGGTATAGGTTTCCGTATCCCCACTCAGGAAATGAACTCTGTAGAGGTGTTTAAAATTAAGAGTTTTCTTCCTAAAGTGATGGGTAACACTATTATTGTACCTTCAGAAATCACCACAAAAGCGGGTAGTGACTTTGACATTGATAAACTGAATGCGTATCTTAAAAATGTTATAATTACCAAAACGGGTAAAATATCCAAAGTAGCATCATTTAATTCTCAGGAAGAAGCCGCTGATCATTTTGGAAGTGAATATGAAAATACTATTCAGAAGGAAATCAATAAAATTGAAAAATATGAAGATTTCCGTGAAACTCTTTTAGCTGTATTCAATGCAATAGAAAATATCAAGGGTGATATTACCTTAGATAAAATCAAAAAAGCACTCAATGAAAACCTTAAAGAATTCTATGATGTGCATATGACTCTTCTTAATGAAATTATAGATCAAGCTGCTGAAGAACAATTAAATCCTTCAGAATATATTCAGAATCAGATAGATAGGCTTTCCCGTAAAAAAGGAAAACTTAATGCTAAGTTATTTAATGAACTGGCTAAAGAGATGTATATTAAAAAATATACAAGAAAATCTCTTGAAAACGCATACTACGAATCCCTCGAAAGGCTTGTTCAGCTTCCTGAAAACTTTGAAAGGTTGATACAAATCAACACTACAAAAAATCTTGAAGAAATTAAGAATAACCTTAATAAGGCATTATTCACTGAGGATGAAATTAAACAAAATAACATCAATACAGGTGAAAAACTTGCATTGAACTATCTTCCTATTATCTCACCTTACACTCTGGATGAAATCAGGCATAATCTGGTTACAGGTAAGGATGGTGTTGGTATTGCTGCTGCTGCTCAAAAGAGCAACTCAATTATGCAACGTACTCAGGTAGTGATTGATCCAAGTAGAGTGAATCTCCTTGACGATATTGATCCATTAAGAACACAATTAATAGGTGATGGTGTTATACGTTTTCCTCATAATAAAATTAATGGAAAACCCACCATATCAATGTCTAAAACAGCAGATGGTAAAAAATATATTTCAGATATTATCTCTGAGTATATTAACGGATTTGTGGACGTTGTAAAGAATACATTCATTATTGAAATGGGTGTTACCACTCGTACAGCAGGTACGTTCTTATTTATGGATAGACTTGGTAATAACACTGAACATACCACCTATTTTATGAACCAACCTATTATCAGGCAATATTTAAAATTTCTTGATAAAAACAAGATAAATGGTATTAGACATAAAGAAAGTATAGGTGAAATTTACTCTACTTGGGGTGATGTTAAGTATACAGGAAACGACACGCTTCCTACAGCTAATCAATTACTGGATAATATTAAAGAATATAAAGGAAAAAATAGGGATTTTAAGAATTTATCTCCTGAATTTGTAGAAGAGCAATCTAAAATATTTAATGAATTCCTGAAATATCAGGAGATGGCATCTGATTTATTTACCCTTATGCAGGGTATAAATTGGGATACAGCCCACATGTCTGATCCTGAACAATTCCTTCTGAAGGATATTAATTACGATAAGGCAAACAACACCATATTCACTCCTGCTTCAGAGATATTGAAGAATGTATTTATTGGAAATACACGCCAAAAATTGATGGATTCTAGGAATGCAATAGGTGGTTTTATAGCCATAGAACATCCTAATGTACGTGAAGTGCTAGATACATTAAAGCGTAAGTTCATTAGTATGAGCTTCTTCCCCAAGCCTGATGTATATAGTGCTATTGCTAAACGTATAAATAACTCCTTTTTAAACTATATCTTACAGGTAAAAGGTGGATATAACAGAACTCAGATTGAGCAAGTTCTTTTGGATGAGCAAAATGGAGCAGCTTCACTACTTGAAGATTTACAAATTGCCACTAAAAAAGATTCTGTTTTACATTCAATTCTGAAGCAATTCTCCATTGAAAGAAGAGGTAATGATGCTAATAGTGTAAAAGCTATTATATTCAAGAAAAGTGGTAATGATAAATACGACAGAGATACTGATATTGACAATTTCAGAATTTTAAAAGAAAACGCATACACTCAGGAATTATATAAAAAACTGGTCAGGGCAGCTCTTTTACAATCTGGTGTACAGTATTCTCCTATTTCATATTCACATTTAATACCTTCTGAAGACTATGCAAAAGCACTATCTAGTCTTGTGAATAATCTGTCTACATACACCGATCTGGATAAATTCCTCACATCTAAATCATTTGCTAGAAACAACTGGAGTAATTCAGATGTAGCTAAACCGTTGACAATCAGTGAGAAAATGAAGGGTGTATCAGATATGGGTACAGTGTGGGCTATTCCGTTTATTCTTCCTAAACAACTTTCTAAGTTCCCTAAAGGATCAATAATGAAATCAAGAATGTTCTTAGGAGAATATGCTAAGTATCAACCACTTAACTCAATGGGTAGAGAAATGGCTTTTGTGCCCGATCTTACATATATGATAAATAAAAAGGATGCGTTTGAGAAAAACAATCCTATTTTAACAAAAACATATCTCTACGAAATTGTCAAAGACGAAATGGGTAAACCTCTTACAATTACAGAAAATTACAAAAATAAACAAGATGAAGAGGTACAAAGTGTAAGTTATCTGTATAAAGCAATCAATGCTTGGGGAGATGGTATGTATGCACAAGAGTATTATGATGCTGAACGTTCTTCACAAATTGAAAATAATACATTCAAAGTGGATGAAACAGTAGTAAATGATACAGCTATTTATACAGCATTACGTGGAAAATCTGTATCTTTGCAAAGTAAAAAAGAAATTAAAACAGAGCTTATAGAATCTTCTAATAAAGTAATAGAAGGAGATATCTTTAGTATAAAAGGAATTCCTGTTATTACCACTAATTTAGGAGGTGTTCATGGGGCAGGATTAGCGCAAAAAGCTAAAAGTAAAGGTCTTATCAAGCAAGGAGATGGTTTATTTAAAGCAAATAATAACGTTGTTCAACTTCCTGTAAAAAAAATATGGAGTGATAATATGGCAATGAACAACAATATGAAACTACTTGCAGAAAGTCTTAATAAATTAGTAAAAGTAGCAAATGAAAATAAAAATAATACGTATTTATTACCACTCGCTGGACTAGGGCATGGTGAAGGAAAAGTCAGTGAAATAATGCCACTTTTAATTTCAACGTTACAAGCTTCTGAAAATATTAAATTAATATTACCTACAGAAGATATTTCTTTAGGTAGACAAGCTACTGTAAGAAAAGATGAAACTAGAAAAAAACTACCTGAAATAAAAACAATGTTAGAAAAAGCAGGATTTATTAAAAGTAATAAGATAAATACTTCTGATAATAAATCAACTCAGGATAAAATAAACGACTGTTTAGGATAAAACAATAAAATAATTATGGCCTGTCCCAATATAAACTCTCCTCAGTGGAAGGATTTAGTAAGTAAAATAGGTGTATTTGAAGCAATGAGAGAATTCATCAAAAATGGTGAAGAAATCCCAGATGCTGCAAATTATCAAGAAACATTTTCAGGTATTAATGCTACGTTAAAAGTAGTAGGAGCACTCCAGAAAATGACAAGAAACTCGTATCCTTCCAATCAGGTACAAGGATTTTATAATGACTTGATAAAATTAGGTACACCTAAGAATCAATTAGATTTATTAAAAGACCATATAGAAAGGAATAATATAAAACAAATCAATGTTAATGATTTGATTGTCAGTATTTTATCTGAAATGAACTACACAATTGAAATTAATACTGCTACAACAAGTTTAAAAAGAGATTATGATGAGGGATATGAATTTTCTGAAGAAGAGTTAATGAGAGGTCCACAATCAGAAGATTTATTAAAAAAACCAAGACCAACTACATATTATGCTAATTTAACTGTACCGGGAGGTACTAATTATACAGAAAATGAAATAGCTACACCAGCTATTGTTCCTTCTATTAAAGGACATGCTCAATTTTCTACAGATAATGGTATTGGATGGTTTCGTTCAGATGACAAACATCCCTTTACAGGATTTTTAGAAGATTTAATTGCTTCGGGAACAATAAAAAAAGCACCTTGCGAATAATGAAAACAGGAATATATAAAATAGAAAATAAAATAAATGGTAAATTTTATATAGGAAGTGCTGTACATTTCTATAATAGAAAATCTGACCATTTTAGAAGATTAAGATTAGGTATTCATAAAAATACTCATCTTCAAAATTCTTATAATAAATACGGCAAAGAAATTTTTACAATGTTTTTAATAGAAGAATGTATTAAAGAAGATTTACCTATAAAAGAACAATATTATATTGATACTTTAAAGCCTGAATATAATATTTGTTTAAAAGTAGAAGGAAGATGGGGTTTAAATCATACAGAAGAAGTTAAATCTAAAATTTCAGATTCTGTAAAAAAGTTTCATAGAGAAGTTGGACATTCTGAAGAGACTAAAAGTAAAATTGCTAATGCCTTAAAAGGTAGAAAACAATCTTCAGAAACTATTGAAAAACGTAGACAAGCTAATATTAAAGCTTGGGAACTTAAAAAATTAAACAATAATTAACTATGGCTTGTTACGAATATAAAGGTGTAAAATATACCGAAGAAGATTTAGTAAAATTATTACAATCCCAGCAACTAAAAACAAGACGCATTTTGGAGCTCCAGTCAGATTTATTTCAGAAAGGTAGGGATGAAAAAAAAGCACTTGCTTGGAATAGATATATTTTAGATAATAAAGGTGATGTTATAGGAGAAAATCCCAATTTTCAATCAGAACAAGATTTTTTAAATTTACTTAGAAAAGACAATAACTGGGTAACATTCTTTGTTAAATCTATTATACAAGATAGTGCTAAAAAAGGATATGAAAAAGTGTTATTTCCTTCTGGAAATACAGCTAGTAAAGTAGAAGGTCATACTACTTTAGAAGAATTTAAGAAACAGAAAGAAAATAGGATTAAAAAACTTGAAAAACAAAGACTGGCTTTAGAAGATGAAGCAGAAAACAATACCGCTGTAGATTCTGATGGTGGTGAATATGATTATACAGAGGAATTTGAGAATATTGACACCGAGATTTATCAACTTAAACAAGAACTTAAAAGAATAGAAGAGGAGGGCTTTGGTGCATTATTACCTATTTTCAAATTTTATGAAGAAACAGTAACCAATGTACTCAAAAAACAAGGATACAATCCTACTCAAATCACTGATGAATATGGTAATACATGGAATGAAGTAGAAATAAATGAACTTGCAAATAACACTATATTATTTCAAAAACAGGGAATAAAACAATCTAAAGCATCTGCAAAAACGATAGCTAAGGTAAAAGAATTCCTTAAAAGAATAGGCGTAGACATACAAGCCCTCGATACAGAACGATATGGAGGTATTAATGGTGTTGCCAATTTCTTAGAAGGATTCATACAACTTGCAGAGGGTAAAGAAGATGTTGCTATCACTGAAGAAGCAATGCACTTTCTTGTAGAAATATTAGAACTTACCAATCCTACATTATTCAAACAAATGATGAATAAGATAGGTAAGTATAACGTATTCTCAAAAGTAATGAAATTATATTCACAAGACTCTGAATATCAAACAGATGGAAAACCTGATATTCTTAAGCTTAAAAAAGAAGCTATAGGTAAACTCCTTGCTGAATATTATATACAGTCTGAAGATGGTCAATCTGAAGCTCCTGATTTGATGATTCAAACAAAATCATGGTGGGAGCAGATCATTGACGCTATTAAGAAATTCCTGAAAATTGCAGATTTTAATCCTTTCCAAGAAGCATTAGATAGTTTTAATGACTTAAATAACACAAATTCACCTACAAAAATATTAGCTAAAAGGATATTAGATAGTTTGTCAGATGACAATATGTTTAAAAAAGCCATTAAAGATACATACGATAATGGTGATTATAAAGCTGTAGTAACAACCTTCTATCAACAACTTACAGATAAGTCAGTATTTGGTATGAGTCCTTATGAATCCACTGTAAAAATGCTTGGTGGAAATGAAGAATTGGCTAAAGATATTATATCTTTAGGTAATCCTTTTTATCAATTATCTGAAGAAAAAAGAAAAAAACAGCAAGAAATTGCAAATTCTTTCGATCAAAAACTTAAAGATTTTGAGATAAGGAAAGTGACAGGTAAAGCTGAATTTGAAGAGCAAGATGATATAAACTACTATGAGCGTAAAAGAGATGGTAAGATAGGTAAGGTGGCAAAGCGTGTAACGGATTTTGTTAAAGAAACAAAACGTCCCGATGTTCTTGCAAAATTTGAAAATGCTTCAGCCAAAGAAAAGAATACATATAAACAAAAAGCAGAATATGGTACAGCATTTCACAATGATGCTGAATCAATTATAAAAGCATCCCTCACTTCTGATGGATATTTAAAACCTATTGATCAGATTAATGTAGATGCTATCACTCCAAATCTTCCTCAAGCTGGATTTTTGGCATTAAAGAACTATCTAGTTGGTGAAATAGACAATGAGGGTAATATCATTCCGGGTATATTATATACACAATTTCCAACAGGAACTCTCTTCAAAGTCGAGCAAATTATCTACGATGAAAAAAGAGACGTTGCTGGAACAATTGATCTTATGGGTATCACTCCCGAAGGTAAGATAATGATATATGATTGGAAAACCAAATTCCTTGATACAAAGAAATTTGACGATGTTCCTTTCTATTCTCAGGCGGATTATAGAATACAGCTTGCTCAGTATAAAGCAATGATGTATAGATATGGATTAAAACCTAAAGAGGACGTTATTGTAGCTCAGGCAATTCCTATCGTATATAAAGGTAAGATAGACTCTTTAAATGGGGATGTCACCCTTACAGATATAATATTTCCAGAAATAGATATAAAACAAGAAACTAGACGTTACCTTCTTCCTGTACCTATTGCTGAACAATCTTCAGGAAATACAAAAGTAGACCAATATATTGATGCACTTAACCAATTATATCAGGTTTTGTACAAACAAAAAGATGTAAATAAAGAGCTTAAAAATGAGCAATTAAATGCAATTTCTGGTGCAATTCGTGAATTACAGGTGAAACAAGAATTTGGTCCTCTTGCAGAACAAGGACTTATTTTCTTAAAAAGTGCAGAACGTGTTATAGAAGATATAAACACTCAACTGAAAAATGAAGATGGTACTTATAAGGAAATTGATCCTAAACAAGTAGATGAGTATTCAAAAAAACTGAAACTTATAAACGACAATATCCACAAATATCAGTCTACTTATCAGTTATTCGATGAATTATATGGCGATAAAAATCTTACAGAATATCAGCAGGAAACCTATAATAAATTAGAAAGATTATCATTGGATAGTGGTAAGATTGCATCTAAAATTAATACGGAATATATAAATTTTGTTAAGCAATATTATACGTCAAAAGAAGGACTTGATATATTAAAGACAGAAAAACCAATTCAAGGTTTACTGGATAGGTCTATTCAAAGCTTATCTCGAATGCAAAATGTTGCTCTCCAATATCTTAGGAGTGTTACAGCTAGAGCAAACTTTCAAAAGCAAAGAGATGCAATAAAAAGACAGGAAGAACTTAGAAAATTACTAGATGCTTTCAAAAAAACAGCTCAGGCTAGAGGATTATCTCCTACAAAATATTTTACACTCCTTGTCAGTAAGAACAAGAAAGGTGATCCTATGAACCAACTTATTAAAAAAATTAAGACTGAGTTCTATACAGAATTTGAAAAAGCAACAAAAGACGAACCTGATATAAACTGGATAAAACAAAATATAGACCTTGATAAGTATATTGAGGATAAAGAAAAAGTTATTCAGAAAATGTTTGATCAGATTGATGCTAGTATATATAGTTCTAATTCTAAAGAGGACGCTAAACGCAAAGAGGAAAAGAAAGAAGATATTATCAAAATGTATTCTTTCGACACTCCAAATGCGTTAGGGTGGTATAGGCAAGACCTCAAATATTATATAAAGGATGAGAGTAAATGGGAAACAGATGAATATAAACAAATGTCTAAGGATAAATCTATTTTAGACTTATACGATTTTATCATAAAGCTCAATAAGGAAGCTAAAGATATGGGATATCATGATGACAAAACATCGTTGAGATTTCTCCCTTGGATGAGAGCCTCTATGCTCGACAGAATACGTACTTCTGGACTGTCAGCAATAGGCGATAGCATGGAATATCTATATAAACTTACTCCTGAAGAAGAAATCAGCTATTCTAAGGTTGATCCTAACACTGGAACAATTGAGAAATCTATTCCTGCATTTTTTACAAAAAACTTTGCTCCTGAAATAAGAGATGCTGATGGAAACATAGAAGGATATGATTTATCAGATGTATCTACAGATTTAGGAGAAACCCTACCTATGTATATAGAAGCTTTATATGAATTTAAATCTTTATCAGATATTGAACAATCTGTAAAAGCTGTACGTGACGTAGAAGCCGCTAAAAAAGCGTTCCTTTTAGATGAAAAGGGTAGAATTGTTAAGGAAAAAGGAACAAATATAAACAAATTAGCTAATGATAATGAGGCAAATGTAAAACTCTATGATAGTTTTGTAGAGGCTATTTTATATAAAAGAACATATGATAGTACAGCAAATCTGTCTACAGGGGCTACAAAAACCATCGAAAAAATGAACCAATACTTCAGATTGAAGGTGTTTGGTTTAAACATATTTACTCCAATCACCACATTTATTGGTGGTAATTTACAAGCTCTTATAAATTCAAGAAAGCTTTGGAGAGGACAGCAATTTTTAAAAAATGAAATGAAAATTGTCGGTAATCTGTTTAAAGGGGAAGAAGGTAATATAGAAAAAGGACTTATTGATTACTTTATACCTTTTACTGAAAATAGGGCAAAACTGAATGCGGAAAGAATGTCTTTTGAGAAAATTCAAAGATTTTCATTTTCTGATTTCATCATGGCTCCTATTAGAAAGACGGATATAATGGTACAAATGGCTACATCTCTTACAATGCTTGAAAATACAGTGTTGATTGATGGTGAATTAGTAAATGCTCGTGAATATATCCTTAACAGTAAAGAATATAGAGATCGCTATAAAGACTCATCTCAGTTAAAATCTTTAGAAAAAGACTTTGAAAAGAAAGTTAAAGAACTCGTTGATTCTAAAGGAGTTATGAAGTTTGCTAAGTTTAATAAGGACGGTCTTCTTGAAATAGAAGGAGTGTCAAGAGATTCTGATACTGTTAATAGATTGAGGCTCAGGATGTTAGATGAAATTAAAAATCTTACAGGTAACTTAACAGAAGAAGACAAACGAGATGCAGATAGAAACATTCTCCTCAAATCAATGATGATGTTTAAAAACTGGATTCCTAGACTTGCTGCTGTAAGATTTGGAGATTTACAGAAAAATATTGATGCTAACCAATATGAAATGGGTAGGGTGAGAATGGTATATCAAGTGATCAAAAATGGAGACGGGGGGTGGATAAAAGGACTTACTAATGGTATACGTGATCTTAGAAATATGGTGGCAGGTAATGAGGAAGGTCTTAAAGTCCTTGCAAAATACTATGAACGTACTGCTGAAAGTTATAAAAATAAGACAGGAAATGATCTAGAAATGACTCCCGAAGAATTCTATGATATGACTCGTAGGGCTATAGAACAAACAGCAAAAGATGCTGCTCTTTTAGCTACATTTATGACTATGTTTATTTATGCAAAATCAACACCACCCGATGATGATGATAGTGATGAAAATAAGAATTTTTATAAAATTTCTGTAAGAATGCTGGATAAACTGACAGATGAGATTTCATTCTATTATAATCCTCTTTCATTACAACAGATTTCTACAGGTTCTTGGATGCCGTCTATAGGTATATTAACAGACGGTATTAAGTTTTCAGGAAGTCTTATAAAAGAGGTGGGTGGACGTACATTTGGTGTAGAAAAATGGGAAGAAACTGCACATCCCACTAAGAATTTTTTAAATATGATCCCTATAGCTAATCAGTTTTTTAAGACATTTATACCAGTTATTAACCCTGATATAGCTAAAGATTTGGATATACGAGTATCTACAGAATCTCGTAGAAACTAACCTACAATAGCTTTAAAATCAATATGTTGTCTTTACTTTTACATAATTTAAATCTATATTTGCAGAATGGTAAATAAAATTATTTACAAAACAGGACAAAAATTAGGCAATTTAGAATATATCTCTGAAGTAGATGCTCATGTTCGTCCCAACGGAGGAACTAGAAGAAAAGCCATATTTAGATGCAATTGTGGGAAAGAATTTATATGTTTAATTGAAAGTATTAAGTATGGAAATACTACATCTTGCGGATGTTTAGTAAATCGAAAAGGCGGTAAAACCACACATGGACATACAACTAAGGTAAATAATCTAAGAACTACAGAATTTATTATATGGCAGGGTATGATTGCAAGATGTGGTGGTTATAAAACAGGTAGAAAGTATAAACGTTATGCTGCTAGGGGAATAAATGTATGTGAGAAGTGGTTAAATTCTTTTGATGATTTTTTAAAGGATATGGGGTTTAGACCTAGTAAAAATCATAGCTTAGATAGGATAGATAATAATGGAAATTATTGTCCAGAGAACTGTAGATGGGCAACAATAAAAGAACAAAATAGGAATAAATCTACTAACAGATTAGTTACTTTTAATGGTAAAACTCAATGTATTTCGGATTGGGCAGAAGAAATAGGTATAAATAGAGCTACATTATATGATAGAATTGAAAATTGGCCAATAGAAAAGGCATTGACAACTCCATTAATGAGAAAAAATAAAAATATCGCATGACTTGTAATACTATGCCAAATATAAATAATCCATGTCCCATATACGTAAAAGCCAAATGTGTAGTTTATACAGGTGTAAACCTAGACTGCATAGAAGCTACTACTAACGAACGTTTGGATTCGATTTTATCAAAGATTAATGATAAATTATGCGCTGTAGGCACTGGTGTTTATTTAACACCGGGAACAAATATATCTATTACAGGAACTGGTACTGAATTTAACCCATATGTAATAAATTCAACATTTAGTGGGTGGAGTATTAATGGTAATAGTGATACTACATCTGCTAATTTCTTAGGAACTACTACTTTACAACCACTTGTATTTAAAGTAAATAATACACATGCCGGATTTATTTCTGCAAGAACAGGAAATCCTGCTGCTGTATCTGGAAGTGTTATTCTTGGGCAATTTGCAGGTAGAGATTTAGGATTAAATAATGGTGCAAATACTATCATAGGACATGGAGCAGGTACTTTTCTAAAATACGATCCTTCAAAAGGGAACCAAAATACATTCATTGGAATGTGGGCAGGCCATGCTACTAAATATCATAGTGATCCATTTGGAGGACGTAATGTATTTGTTGGTCAATCTGCTGCATTTAGAAACTACAATGGTTCTTCATTAACTTATGTGGGAACTTTTGCCGGAGAGTTAAATAACCAAGGTAATAGCAATACAGGATTAGGTAGGGACGCACTTCGTTCAAATATTGATGGTAGTTTTAATATTGCAGTGGGAGGATTGGCTTCTTTGTATAACACTACAGGTATTAAAACTATTGCAATCACAAATGGGGGAAGTGGGTATACATTTGCAAATGTAACTATTTCTGCTCCTCCTGCAATAAGCCCCGGTGTATATCAGGTGACAGCAACTGCTACAGCTACTGTTTCTGGTGGACAAGTAATAGGTATAACAATAACTAACGCCGGAGGTGGTTATTCTCTCCTTACAGGAGAAGGTGATTTTCATACAGGTATTACAGTAACTATTACAGGAGATGGTACAGGAGCAACCGCATCTGTCACTGAAACTAAATCAGGAATAGGTAATACTACTTTAGGATTTGCTGCCGGAATGAATAATAATTACGGCAGTTATAATGTAAACATTGGTTATCTTACAGGAAATAGAACAGAAGATAGTTATACAACATTAGTAGGAACATCAGCAGGAATAGGATCAGGCGCACCGACCACTATAACAGGAGCAATAGCAATTGGATATAATTCTAAAGTTTCCGCTGATTATACTATGGCTCTTGGAGGAACAGGTTCTTATGCTGTTAATGTAGGTATTAATACGGAAACAGCAAGAAAGAAATTGGATGTGGTGGGTGGAGATATTCTTGTACACGAGCATACAATAGGTAGAGGAGCAGGTTCAATCGCTACAAATACTGTATTTGGTACAAATGCATTAACAGTTAATACAACATCTTCACCAAATAATGTTGTGATAGGATATGAAGCCTCTAATACAGGTAATGTATCATACGGATTTAATACAATTTTAGGATATAGAGCAAATTATAGCGGTAGCTATAGTGGAGCTGCCAATACTATTATTGGTGCTGAAGCAGCTTATCTGAACCATGCTCAACAAGCAGTTGCTATAGGTTTTAGAGCAATGTATACTCAAGGTAGTAATGGATCAATAGCTGTAGGTGCTTATTCTCTTTATAATAATGTACACAATGGATCATCTGCAAGACAATGGAATACTGCTGTTGGTGAATATACACTTTATAATCTTGGTGGATTAGGTATTCCTCAAGTAAATACTGCAATAGGAGGATATGCAGGATATGGAATAACAGCAGGTTCTTATAATGTTGCAATTGGTTCATTATCAATGGGTAAAGGATGGAGTGGTGTAGGAACAGCAGGTTCTTCAGGTAATCATAACGTAGCTTTAGGACATGCTGCCCTATATTATATAAATGATTCTACAGGTAATATTGGACTTGGACATAATGCATTTTTTAATAGTGCATTTGCTCCTACTATAGGATATAATATAGCAATAGGATATAATGCTGGTATTGATATCACCACAGGTAACTATAATGTACTATTAGGAGGATATTCTGGTGTTGACTACGCTACATTATCAAACTATATCGTGTTTTCTGATGGTGAAGGAAACCAAAGATTTAATGTAAATAGCTCTGGTAAAATGAGAATTTTCTCATATGGAGCAGGAACTCATACAGGAACAGCTACTTATAACTTATCTGTAGATACTAATGGTAATGTTATTGAAACAGCTATATCAGGAGGATCATATACATTTGAAAATGGGTTAACAGAATCATTAGGAAATGTTCATCTTGGAGGCGTTCTTATAGAGAATACAACTATAGACGGTTCTGAGAATATATATGATATGATATTTGCAAATGTTGATTCATTTGCAATACAAGATACTACTTCTTTTGATATAAATACTTTAGCTAGTGCTACAAACGGTATGTCAATAAGAGGTAAAATTGCTATAAAAGGAGCAATGTCACCTGCTCAAATAACTTCAGATCAGAATAATTATTCCCCTACAGATTTAAATTTACATTCAGTACTTCGCATTTCTTCAGATGCATCAAGAACAATTACAGGATTGGATATAGGTTATGAAGGTAGAATTATTTACATTTTTAATGTAGGTACAAATAATATTATACTTTCTAACGAAAATGCTTCGTCTACCGCAGCAAATAGATTCAAAATAGGATCAGATATAACAATTGGTGCAGATAGAGGAGTACAATTATGGTATGATACTACATCTAGTAGATGGAGAGCTGTAAGTATTTAAAAAAACAATTAAGATTTTATATGAATTGGGTTGAACTTTTTGGAGAAATTGTCAAGTTTTTTAATAATTTATTTCATCTTCCGTCTCGTCAAATAAAAAGAATTGTATTTATATATGATACAATGCATAGGATTCTTGATGACACGGAAGTACAACAAGTGTTAGTATTTAAAGTGCATAATGGGGGTGGGCTTATAAAGCCTAATTCACCTATATTTGTATCAGTACTTTATGAAGATTATACAACACCTATAAGAAGTGTAAAGGATAGTTATCAACGCTTAGAAGTAGATAGAGAATATTTGAAAATGTTATCTGAATTGTATGAAAAAAAACATATAAAAATACGTACAAATAAGTTAATACCTAAATCATTACAGCATAGTTTGAATGTTTTAGAAGGAATTCAGTATATGGAGTTCTTCTTTTTAGGTCAGGATAGAAGGAATGTATATTTCTGCGTATGTTCTTCTGTATGGGAAAATGGATGGAGTGACAAAATAGATCAGGATGCTTTTGTAAAATTATCAATAAATTCTATAAAGAATAATATAAGATAAGCTATAATAGCATTATTATTAACCGAATTAACTGGTTTTACCAAATAATCTTTATATTTTTGCAAAAAAATAACTATATGAAGGTTTGTTGGGTAACTTGTTTTGCAGGAAGACACGATAAAGTAGAAAGAGTAATCAAATGTTTTATGGATCAGGTATATGACGATTATATGTACCTACTACTTTATAATAATTCAAAAAATCATCAATTTCTAGATTTTATAGAAATGCCTGAAAATAAACAAATTATATTAGTTAATAACTATTTGGACAAAGAATCAGGTAGTGAATATACCAATACAGGAGCAATATTTAGAGACGCTCTTACATTCGTACCAGAAGATGTAAATATTATTAATTTTGCAGATAGTGACGATATATTCCTACCAAACCATACAAAAGAAGGAGTAAAGGGATATAAAGATGCAATTTCTATAAATCCTGCTTTTAAAGCATATAAACCATTTTTTTCATATTATTTACATGATGATAATCAAGTAGATAAAGCTCACAATAATATGGAGCCTTCAATTTTTGTTAATTTTGATTATGTAAAAAATACAGGTTTTTATTATGTTCCTGCATCATATCATCAAAAATGGTTAACTCCTTTACAGAAGAACTATAATATATACCAACCTTTAAAAGGTGTACCTACATTCCTATATTGTTGGGAATCAGGTCATAATACACATAAAATATCAGGACTTGGAGATCACGCTGATAATTTTACAAATCATCGAAAATTTGAAGTAGATGATGGTGATAGTGTACTATCTCCGGCTTTAAACTACGAAGTGGAGAAATATTATACATTAATAAAACAGAAACAAATTGCCAATTTTAAATAATTTCGGTCCTATTATTATATCTAGTACAAATTCTAGCTCAATTACATTAGATAATTGTGCTGTAGAAAATGTTATGGGTATAGGTAGTGCTAAAATATACGTTAATAATAAAATGACGGTTCTTGGAAAAGTTAAATTCCAGAACTCAAATAATGTATCTTTTGGCATGAATGGATCAGTTATTACGGCTTCTGCACTAGCGGGATCAGGTGCAAACTTTGTATTAAGTAATACCAATGGTATAAGTTTTGGTACGGCAGGTAGTGTTGTAACAGCAAGTTATACAGTTCCTACAGACTATTTTTCTTCAAATCAGTCTACTCTTTTACAACTTACTGCAAATAATAGTTTATCTTTAGGTACTAGTTATACTTCCCACACACATAGTCAATATTTAAATACATCTCAATCCACTCTGTTTTTAACCAATCAGAGTGTGCAACCTATTTCTATATCTGCATCTAATGGATCAACAACCCTGATTTCATTACAACTTGGTACTGAAAATGGTCTTACTTTATATCATAGTAATGGTTCTATATTAGGTAGTTATACAGATGGGGGCGGTGGAGGTGCAGATGGCATTAATAGAATATCAGCAGGTACGCAAATAGCAGGACTTACACAAACAGTAGTACTAAGTAATTCTAACAATGTAAGTTTTGGAATGAATGGTAATTCAGTGGTTACTGCTTCTGCAAGTTATTCACAACCAACAGATTATATATCAACTGCTCAAAGCAGTTTGTTCCAACAGACATCATTAATGTCTAATTATTTAGGAACAGAATATACATCACATAGTCATTCTCAGTATTTAAATACATCTCAAAGTAGCTTATTTCAGGCAACTTCTGATAATTCATTATCTCTTGGTACTGAATATACATCCCACACACATAGTCAGTATGTAAACACTTCACAAAGTAGTCTTTTTCAACAGACATCTTTGATGAGTAATTATTTAAATACTTCACAATCATCTCTGTTTGAACAGAGTTCCCATACTACCATATTTTTAACTTCTCAAAGTGCTCAAGCATTTAGTGCTTCTGGAGGTTCTTCTACTTTTCAGACTCTTAATTTTGCAAACTCAAACGGGTTTACATTTAGCAATACTAATGGTAGTATTCGTGCAAGTTACACTGTACCAACAGATTATGTATCTACAAACCAAAGTAGTTTATTTGCTTTAACTGCAAATGATTCTCTTTCTTTAGGTACTGGATATACAACACATACACATTCACAATATCTGAATACTTCTCAATCATCATTGTTTGAGCAGTCTTCTCATACAACTATTTTCCTGACAACTCAGAGTGGACAAGCATATTCTGCTGGTAATGGAAGTAATACTTTCCAAACACTCTCTGTAGCTGATAGTAATGGTGTATCATTTTCTACTGGCACTCAAGGATTATATGCTACTGTAAGAACAAACTATGCATCTTCAGATCATAGTCATGGTAATCCTACTCTTGCTTTAACAAATTTAACTGGTACAACTGCTTCAAACTCAGGAGGTTTTACATTATCTTTATCTGCCGCAGCAGGCGGAGGGGGTGCTGATGGTTATAATATATTAGCTGCTGGTACACAAACAGCAACTACGGCAGGTACTGTTGTATTGTCAAATAGTAATGGTATATCTTTTGGTATGAGTAATAGTAGTGTTATAACTGCTTCTTATACAGTGCCTACTGATTATGTATCAACAGCTCAATCCTCCCTATTTTTTCAAACATCCAACTCATCTTTATTTGAGTTGTCATCTCATACAACTTTATTCCTTACTACTCAAAGTGGTCAGGCATTTAGCGCAAGTGGAGGATCGTCTACATTCCAAACATTATCATTTCAAGATAGTAATGGTGTATCTTTCAGTAATAATGCAGGTGCAATCAGAGTATCACACGCACTTCAATTTACAAGTAATACTTCTGCAATTACAGCAAGTGCTTTAAATACCTCCCAGAGTAGTCTTTTTCAGCATACTTCTGCAACAAGTGCAATTACTTCAAATGCTTTAAATACATCACAAAGTTCATTATTTCAACATACTTCAGCTACTTCAGCAATAACCTCTAATGCATTGAATACCAGTGCTTCACGAGTTATTAATATTATAGCAGCAACTAATAATACTGGTGGTGGTACAGCATCTTTATCAAGCAATGTATCCTTTAGCAATGCTAACGGTATGACATTTTATACATCTGCTGGTAGTGCTATAGTAGGTAGTTATACAGTGCCTACTCTTACAAACAGTTCGCTTACAATGCAAGCTGGAGCATCAACTCTTAGCTCTGTAAGTAGAATTGCTTTTGGGGATGGTAATGGAGTTTCATTTGGTGCGTCAACATCAAACAATGGTTCAATTACTATAACTGCATCAGTAGCAACAAGTTATGCAGCATCAAATCACTCACATGGCAATCCTACATTAGCTCTTACAAACTTATCTGGAAGTACAGCAAGTAATAGTGCAGGATTAACTCTTTCTTTGTCTGCTGCTGCACCGGGGGCCGGAGGTGGTATTGTATTAGCAAACTCACAAACCACATATACTTCAGGAACAGTTAATTTATCTGGAGCTGGAGCTATTACAATTCAGTCTACAACAGGACAAAGCTTCCAGATTAGTGTACCTGCAACATCTTCATTATCAGCCACTGGTATAATTTCCATTTCAACAAATGGGTCTACAGTGTCTATTGGAGCTTCTCAAAGTAACCAAAACATATCATTATATGCTTTAGGAAACACTACTCAGAATTCTTCTACAGTGTTGAATGCCAGTGCTTTATCATTTAATGGACTTAATGGTGCTACAGTAGGATTCTCAAATGGTAGTATTCAAATTAGTGCAGCAACAGGCGGAACAGGAGGAGGTGGAGGAGGAATAGCCTTAGCTAACTCTCAGACTACTTATACTTCCGGTACAGCTCACTTATCTGGTGCAGGTGCTATTAGTGTTATATCTACCACTGGACAATCCTATATATTAAGTGCTCCCGGATCATCATCTATCTCTGGAACTGGTCAAGTATCTATTTCAGTAAATGGTTCTACTATTTCTATAGGAGTACCTAATGGTGAAACAAGAAGTTTTTATAATCCATATTCTGATATACCTATGGTTGCAGGTCAGGCTGGTCAGGGTACATTAAATATAAACCCTAACGATTTTCCCAATATTACATTTGATAGAATTTATATGCCAATAAATAATACAAATTCTTCAAACTCTTCAGGATCACACACTTTATCTTTTTGGGTAGGATTATATACAAGAAATAACTCAACTTTATCTCTTGTGATGAGTGCATCACAATCATATACAATTGTTCACTCTGGTACAGCAGGAAGTTATTCCTTATATTCAGGTATGCGACATGTAAGTATTCCATTAAGTTCATCTCTAAGTGAAGGTTTATATTTTGTAGGTATAGTCTCTCGTACAACATCTGGTGGAGCAAATGGATCATATTCTCAATTTGTAGCATCTAATATTAACTCTAACTTCTTAGGACATTTTGGTTCTTCTCATAATACAACATATCAGTTTAGACCCGGAATAGGTGTATATTCTGTTACAACTAGTGGTATACCTTCATCTATTGCAATTTCTCAACTTAGAGGTTCTGATTCACAAGGATTAAGACCTCCAGTATTAATTTTTGCAAATTCTACAATCTAATGGCAGGTACAGCAACTATATATTGGATATCACAATCAGCAGGAGGAGGAGGTTGTCCTTTTTTAGCAACTTCTTGGGTAGGTACTACAAACTGGCAGGAATCACCTACGGGTATATGGGGTCCTATATCACATCCTCCTAATGGTGAGGGTATGGTGAATGATAGTATTGCAGGTGACGGTTATATACAAGCAGAATATAACAATACAGATAATGAATCTACAGCCATATTCCTTACAACACTAGAATCTCCAACTACTCCATATTATGAAAATGTAGAATACGGACTGTATATAAATTCTGATGGTAATTACTGGAGTGCTACAGGAGGAGCAACATATACTGATTTATCTGTTCTTGCAGTATCTGGCGATTTATTTAGAGTAATAAGAACAGGAACAACCATAAAAGGTCAGTATTATAGATCAGGTTCGTGGACTGATTTAGTGACATATACTACAGGAAGTACAGGAACTCTTTATTTAGGAGTATCGTCTGCCAATCCCGGTGTACCAAAATATTGTAGAAACCCAAAATATTGTAATTAATGGCAACCTATTATATTTCTCCTTCAGGTAATGATACAACAGGTTCTGGTACAATTGGAAGTCCTTGGTTTTCTTTAAATAAAGTATGGGCTTCTGCTGGATTAGTAGCAGGAGATACAGTTTATTTAAGGGGAGGAACTTATACATATACAATACAACAGTACTTAACTGGAAAAAATGGTTCATCTGGAAATACTATAAAACTATATAATTATCCGGGAGAGGCTCCAGTAATTACCCGTGGTGCTAGTTTTGATAAGTCAGCAGGACACCATAGAGGAATGGTTTATTTAGAAGGCAACTACTTTCATGTAAAAGGAATTAGATTTACTGGAATGTATACAGATGATAATCAGGTAGATGCTGGTCTACAAACTTACAATGTAAATAACTGTAGATTTGAATTACTGGAATGTGATAATAATGTAGAAGGAATGATCGTAGAGAATAATTCATCAGGAAATCTGATTATAAATTGTGATTTTCACGATAATTACTCGAATTATAGTGGTACAAATGGTGGAAACTCAGATGGACTGGGTATAACTTATAATCTAAATGCATCAAGTACAAATACCGTAGAAGGATGTAGAGCTTGGAATAACGGGGATGACGGATTTGATACATTTGAATGTTTAGGATTTGTAACTTTTAGAAAATGTTGGTCATGGCACAATGGTTTTCAATATGGTACTACTACTCCAGCAGGTAATGGGACAGGTTTTAAACTAGGTTCTGACTTCCTTGGCCCAAATCCGGGAGTTGTTAAACGTAGAATGGAAAACTGTATTGCATGGGATAACGGAGATTCTTCAGCATCAGGTGGTGCAGCAGGTGCTCACATTAATGAGGCAGAACATCTTGTAGAAATATATAACTGCACATTCTTTGATAATGGTATTACAGGATTCAATCTTCACTATAATAATGGTGCTCACGTACTTAGAAATGTAATATCTTTTAATAATGCCAGTAAGGATGTTGAAACCAGTACGAATAGTAGCTCATTAACTTGTTCTTATGGAACTGGATCAAGTGACGCTTTATCAGGATGGACTCAAAATGCCACTACTGGAGATTTTGTATCAGTAACTCCTACAGGAGTAAGTGGTGCTAGACAAGCTGGAGGTAGTCTACCAGTTGTAACATTTTTACATCTTACAGCAGGTAGCGATATGATAGATACAGGAACAAATGTAGGACTTACTTATATAGGTTCTCCAGATAGAGGAGCTTTTGAATATGGATTATCAGAACTTGAAAGCGGAAATAATGCCACTTTAGCATGGTTTTCTTAATAAAAATTTGCTTTTTAACTAAATACTTATTATCTTTGCACTAAAACCAAAAAATAAAGATGGGTAACGAAGCTAAAATACATTTTGATCCTTTATATAGCTATGCAGGATATCATAATTCAAATCCTGAAACAAACAAAAGACTCTCAAAATCAAAAAGTTATGAAGATTTATCCACAATATGCATTGTACCTTGTGTAGGGGGAATTCCTCCAAAAATAGTACAATCGTGGAGAGGTATGATGACACCAATGAATCAGAGATTTATTATGATTATGGTGGAAAAAATGGAAGTGGGACAGGCTTATTCAACTACAATTGAACAAATTCTTGCAAATCCTGAACTTTCTAAATGGAAATACATACTAACAATCGAGCATGATAATGCACCTCCTCCCGATGGACTTCTCAAACTATATGAAAATATGGATAAATATGACGGTATAGGAGGATTGTATTTTACAAAAGGTGAAGCTGGTCAACCTATGTGTTATGGTAAACCAAATTCATTTCCTGTTAATTTTATTCCATTTATGCCTGATCCTGAGACAGTTACACCATGTAGAGGTATCGCTATGGGATTTTCTCTTTTCAAAATGGAAATGTTTAAGGATAAACGTCTACCAAGACCTTTATTTGAAACAAAACAAGAGTATATTCCCGGAGTAGGTGCTCAAGCTTATACACAAGACCTCAAGTTTTGTGAGGAAGCAGGTAAATTGGGATATAAATTTGCTGTAGATTCAAGGGTTAAAGTAGGACATTACGATTACGCTAACGATTTTATGTGGTAGATTATTACTAATTAAAAACTAAAAAAAAAATGGATATACAAAAACCTTACGTATTTTATGATCAATACGGTAATTTATGGGAATGTGAATTTGGTTCTTGTGATATTTTACCAAATCCACAAAATATGTGGAATGGAATAGCACAAAGAATCAATTTGGAAGAAATGCAAAATGATCCTCATGAAAAAAATGTGAAAGTAAAAACAAACCAATAAATAATGGCAAAAAAACAAACCAAAAAAGAAGAAAAAGTATCAGAGGTATTAGAAGTAGTACCTGTAAAACCAGTAAGAATTGACTTTGGCTGTGGTCAAAATTGTACAGTAGGTGAAGATGGTGAAAAATATATAGGAGTAGATTTTGTAAAATGTGAAGGTGTTGATATAGTGCATGATTTAACTAGTTTTCCTTATCCTTTTGAGGATAATAGTGTAGATGAAATCGTAAGTAGTCACTTTGTAGAACACCTTACAGGTGAAGATTTCATGAAACATATGGATGAATGTTGGAGGATTCTGAAACCTAATGGTAAAATGAGGCTCATACACCCTTATTGTTTTTCAGAAAGAGCTTTTCAGGACCCAACTCACAAGACATTTATTCCTGCTGCTCGTTATCTTTATTTTGATAAAAACTGGAGAGCAGTTAATAAATTAGATCATTACCCAATTAAGAGTGATTATAGTTTTGAAGTGCATGTATCATTCCATAATGATAAAGGTGAAAATTGGACAATGAGAGAAGAAAAATTCAGAAATTTTGCTATGGCACATTATATTAATGTAGTAGCTGATCTGATTGTTTACTTAACTAAACGCTAATATGAGAGAATATAGTATAATTTCATGCGTAGAGGATAATGAGCGATTTATTTGGGAAACTACTGTTCAATTACATAACGCTAGGAAATATAATCTTTCTGATAAATTCAGAATATTAGTATTTCTACCTGCTTATAATCTTTCCAAAGGAATATCGCCAAAATGGAAGCAATTAGCAGAAATATTCAAAGAAACTAAATTCTTTTTCTTTGTAGATAAAAATGCAAAAGTTACAGATTTAGCAGTAGAATATCAATATATACCTATTCATAGGTTATCTTCATTAGAACAACATTTTAAAGATTTTCCAGAGCTTGAAAAGCAAGCTATATTATATATAGATAGTGACGTTATTTTTACATCCACTCCTAAATTCTTAGATTATTTAGATGATGATGTAAACTACCTTTCTGATACACGTACTTATTTAAATCATGAGTATCTTGTATCTAAAACAAAGGATGTAATTAAAGAAAAGCAGGAAGAATATACAAAAGCAAATATAATAGCTAAAGCAGTATCATTTGCAAAAATCACTGAAGAAGATTTAAAAGAACACAATGATAGCACCGGAGGAGCACATTATTTATTTAAAAATATTACATCTAAATTCTTCTCCTCATGCATAGAAACATGTTTACTGGTAAGAATGTATTTTCAAATCGTAAATCAACAGTGGTTTCCCGGAGAGTTTCCTCAAGAAAAAGAAAACAACGGTATACAAAGTTGGTGCGCAGATATGTGGTCCATTCAATGGAATTTATGGAGATTCAAATTACCATCAGAAACACCAAGTTGGATGGACTTCGCTTGGGCCACAGAAGAAACATCCAAATTAGATAAGCGTTTCTGGATGCATAATGCAGGGGTTACAGCAGATTCAAAAATAAGAATAGTTGATAATTTAAAAACCAAAAAAGATGAAGCTGGAAATCCTATTATTATAGATGCTCCTGCTTTTTATAAAGAAGCTTACAAGAACAAATCAGTATTTGACGATGTTGAAAATCTACAAAAAATAGTAAATCATCCTGAATCTTCTAAATATTGTACATCTGTATATGTTCAGGAAATTATAGATACATACAATTCACTAATAAAAAAATAAACAAAAATGAATAACAGAACACGAATTTTTACACGTTTGGATGCCAAGAAAAACCGTATTCCCGGATCATCTGTACAACGCAAAAGTATGCCTAAAGTGGGCGATTGGGTTGAAGAGGATGTTAACCTATGTTGTGCCCCATATGTATTACTTACTGCTACACCAGCAGATGTTACAGATGATGTATTTAACGTAGTAATTTCATGTAGTGCTTCCCCTGTACTTACTCAGGTGGTAACACTCGCAGCAGCTACTACTACTATTCAAGAGGTAGTAGATGGATTAAACAGTAAAGCATCCCATCTTGGTGTATTCCAAGTAGACGGAAGTAATATACTTTTAAAGTTGAAGCAAGATATAGCAGATACACTTTGTACAGATTCTGCAAATCTTACTTTAGCTATCACCGTATAAATAAACTTTTATGGCAATCTTAATTGGGGATGAAAGTTCCTCTAAATCATTGACTATTGAACAAATAGCGTCAAGGCTTTCGTATTTCTATGAGCAAATACATCTGCTCCATTGGCAAACAACATCTATTGCTGAACATCAATCTTTAGGATCATTATATGAAAAACTAGTAGATTTTAAAGATGAAATAATTGAAAAGCTGATGGGATATATGTCAAAGCGACCGTCTGCTTTTAAAATAGAACCATTAGTTAATTATAGTCAAGGTGTTCCTCAAAAAATGGTGAAAGCATTAGCTACATTTGCTACTCAATTAGAAAGTTGGGCAGAAGAACAAGAATATTGTGATGTAGAACAAATAGCACAAACGCTAAATGGGGAAGCTAATAAGACACTATATCTATTAACTCTAAGCTAAATATGGAAGTATCATATAAGAATTTTACAAAAGATCATATTCTAGACAATGAGGCTCATTATTTTGATTTGTTGGAGACGCTTATTGATAGTATGGACAGTAATTCCTACTTCACAATAATAAAGAATCCAGAAGATTATACTTTTCGACTTAGTTTATCTATTAGAAAAATAGATCATATAATAAGTCATATAAACTCCCTCAATAACGCATGGGGAATAAAAGCAGATTTTTCTAAATCTATGAGATCAGGAAATATTTTTTGGAAAATTCATATAAGTTAATTACCTTTACACTATAAAACCAGATAAAAAAATGAAAACAATTAAATTAAAAACTAAATATCTCGAAAACTATTTAGTTGAAATCTTTGGATCGGACAGGGTACAAGACCCACTTCTTTTAAAGAATATTTCTCAAAAAACTAAATTCAACCTAAAAAAACTAGGTAATTCAATTCAAACAGAATATCGTCAAGTAGTTGATCATATTAAAGAATTATTTGATGAGTACCATGAGGAATATATACCAGAAGGAGAAAGCACTCCTAAGAAAAGAATTAAAGAAGGATTAAGTGAGGAATTTAATACCAAACTTAAAGAACTTGATGAACTTGTCGTAGAGATACAAACAGTAGAATTCACCGAAAAAGACTTTACAGATGTTGTTACAAAAGAAATTGTTGCAGGAAGCGTATATTACAATATTCTCGATGTCCTGTTATGGGAAGAACAAGTTGATTGATTACATTGTTGACATAAGTAAAAAAGCCCCTAATTAAAGGGGCTTTTTCGTTTGTGGCCAATTATTAACATATTCTCTTAATTCTTCTTTTGACATTGCTCTTATCTTTTCCAGCTCTTCGTAATTCTTACCAAACATAGGATTCGATCCTCCACTATCAGGTCCACACCAATGATCTACGTGATATACTATTCCTTTGATTCTCAGGATTTTATATCCTAATTTATCAAATCGTTCATATCTCTCCACATCTTCCGGGCCGTAGCTTATAAAGTTTTCATTCTCTCCTCCTCCTTCAAAAAACTTGTCTTTATTCCATATAATAATATGTCCTACACTCTTAGGATCAAATGGTCGTGTTCCTTTAAACACCGTACTACCTAATATACCCACATCTCCTCCTCTATCCCTCAGTTTGCGATACCACTCCACTCTATTTAATCGAGCTACCCTACCATCATAAGGATACACCATATCAGCTTCTCCTCGTCTAATAGCATCTACACCAAGTTTCATCTGTAGAATTGAACATATATTATCGCAATCGAAATTTATTACACACTTATAACTTAATGCACTACTAGCCATAACATTTAACATTCGAGTTCTATGAAAATGTTCTCCTCCAAATATACTATAATTATGATTGGGTAGAAATTTACCAAAGAAATTGCCTCCTTGTTCTCCTACATGAATCGTAGATTCAAAATTATTCTCAATCCATTTGAGAATTAATTCCATATTTTCTTCTCTATCTTTATGGTCATACTTTACAGGAATTGTAAAATATGCATCTTTTATATCAAGTTTTTCACCTCTATAATCATATGATGTCCAATCTTCCGGCCAAAAATCATCAGTGTTATGTGTTTCTTCCAAATATCCTTTAAAGTATTTAGAAGGATATACAACAGTACTATCTGGTTTTTGTCCAAGATAAGCCTGCCACCATGAAAATGTGCTATTAGGTATAATAAAATGATCGCAGAATGTACCTAAACAGAGCTGTTCTATATCAGATAATCCATCTGCAAAATGGATACTTTCATGACAATCTAAATGGCGTTTAGCATAGTCATAATTATCACTAAATACAAGAATGTTATTTTCCTGTTCCCAATTTGGGAAATATTTATATAAAGCTCCAAGTTGATATTTAATATCTAAAATTTCATAATTTCCATTATCTACATAATCTTCTGCTACACGTATACCAATTAATATTGTATGTTTATTATTTGAAAATATATGACTATATTGTTCATACAACCTATATTTAAATTCAGGTATAAAATTAAATAATAAACCACTTATATCAGACCTATAGTGTGCCCAATATTTAGGAGATTGCAACCATCCTGTAACGCTAACATGTTCCTTTCCTTCAAACTGTTCCTTCCAATAATCCCATCCAGAGAATGAGTAAGATGGTTCACCTATATCCTGTTTAAAATCTCCTCTTGGAATAAGAGGAATATTAGATGTAAAATATTCAGCATAATTCCATTCAGGAAGTGCTAATTTCCTATTAAATCGTTTTGACATTCCATATAATGCAGCTAATTGAAACATTGAGTTTCCAAGTCTACCCATTCTTCGTCCAAATTTAGAATAAGAAATAGTTTTCATATTATACGTGTTTTATTATTTAAAATTCTACATATTAATGCTGTAGATACCTTATATTCTTTAGATAATTTTTTATGGGTATAATATCCAGTTTTATATTTATTTCTTATATCAATTATATCTATATCTAATAATTTGGAGTTCCAATGATCTTCTCCAAATACTTTTTTAATTTTTCCATTCTTTAATCCTATTGTTCTAGCCGTAGATAATGCTTTTTTATGACTATCTGATTTATTAATACCTTTAGTAGATAAAGATATTTTTTGTTTTGTCTTTTCTGAATGCTTAAATTTTTTTAATTTTCTAGTAGCTGTTCTTTTTTCTATAGATATTGGATTTAATTTAATTCCTAAATGACATTTAGATATTTTAATTTTAGTTTCTTTTGTATGTTTTTTACTTGATAATTTTATTTTAGTTTCTTCTGAGTGTTTTCCTCTACTTCCTGCATTTCTGATATTTAAAAGAGTAAATCCACAATCTTTATATAAATCCATATATAATTGCTCATATTTATCTAAAATATCCTGAGTTACATCCAGTGGTAACTCTTGAATTATTTGAAAATAATGATTTTCAATTCCATATTTTTTTAAAGAATTATACAACTTTTGTTGATTTATACAAGAATATGATTTATATTTAGATAATCTCGCTACTATATTCCAAGATTGTCCAATATAAATCTTATTACTAGGGCTAATAAATTTATATATTACAGGGTTACTCATAATTTTTGAAATATTAATAGAGTATTTTTAAAATATTCATAATGTCCTTCTATAACAGATCGAGCGTATGTAGTAGGTTCCATTAAAAATTTCATATTTCTTTTACATACTTGTTCAATCACCCATGTATTTTCTTGACAATTTACATGGCCTATTCCATCTTGTCCCGGAACTGCCCATGATAATATTAGCACTTTTGAATGTGCTGTATTATAACATATATTGTTTAAAAATTGATCTGTATATTCAAGGGGAATGTGTTCTCCTACTTCTAAACATAATGAATTACCTATAGGGTCTTTTGTTATAGGTGATGTTAAATCTTGTTCCATTATATTTGAAAATTCTCCAAAATCTCGTATATTAGGTGTACCTTCTATACCATGTAAAAGTTCAAACCCCCTATCATGAAAATATCTAAGATATGATCCTACACCACATCCCCAGTCTATAAGTACATCCTTTTTATCTAAATAATCACCTATCCATTTAGCCAATCTGTAGCTAAAGTCATGGCTACTACTGGCTTCATTTATTGTCCATATTCCTGTTTCTGTAGGCATATTATTCTTTATATTCTAAGTTATATTTACTATAATGTTTATCCCAAAGTTCTTTATCTTTCTGTTTTTCATATTGTCTAATCAAAGCTCGTTCACCATCATAATCAAATAATTTATTAAGCATATCACGAAGAGAATCTATTGTAAAGGTAGTATTTACGGGCTTTTCTTTCATTTGTTCATATATACCTTTCGTTGATGATTTAAAATCAGGTTTAGGATACTTTTCTGCAAAATAAGCATCATGTACTTCTTGAGGGATAGATTTATATTTATGCTCCCAAGGAAACCATTCTGGATATTTATCAATAATTATACGTACTCTTTCCATTGTTTCTCTACCAACATATTTTACATGGTTATATACCATTACTTCTTGTACTTCAGTAGGGATTAAACTAGTTATCATTTCTTTTCAATTACAATTAATTCTTTATAAAAAGATATAGATGCTATCATATCTTCATATTTCTCCAATCCTCCGTAATTCTGTGTATTACTGATATGTTCAAAATTAAGAACATCAGTGAGACGCTTAAAAAAGTTCATTGTAGTGTTTGTATAAGGATCACCACCATCATCACCCTGATATTCTTCACTATCCCAATAGCTTGTATGTACATCTTCCACAATATAATACCCTCTTTCGTTTAATAGAGGAAATAATATTTCAAAAGATCGTATAGTTCTTTGATTATTATGACTAGCATCATCAATGATAATATCAAAATGGTTCCCTTTCATTATCAATTTTAAAAAGAAATCCCTATCATTCTGATCGCCTATATGTGTTTCTATTCTGTTAGGAACATTTAAAAATTCTTTTTTATATATATCTACACCTATTATTTTAGCATTTGGTAAATAATCAGCAAAAGCTTTTAAATCACCTCCTCCCCTATCTTCATAATGATACCCACCTATTCCTAATTCTAATAATGTAAAATCAGAATGTCTAATTGGGTCTAATATTCTTGTATATATAGGGGAGTAATTATGATGATTACTCCCCTTATCACTTCCATATTTATTAAATAATTCGTCTAACGTCATGGTTTATAGTTTAATTGCAATCCGTATTTTTTGAAATATTCATTGATTAGACTAAAATCATGTGTCCTTTTCCAGATACGCTTTAATCTACGGCAATGATTTACAGGATGTTGTTCCCATTCTCCTATAAGTTGCTGTTTTTTCTCATTAAAATGAGTTCCCGGCCAGTATTTATGAAATGCATAATACTCGTCAGGGGGAAGTTTATTACCTTCTTGTCTAATCCATTTAAAAATATCCTTATTTCCTATTGTCATATTAGTTCTCCTTTTTCATGTAAAGATAGTAATTTTTTATATTCAGCGTACTGTTTCGGTGCTTTTTCTGGAAATTCTGAAAATTGAGTGTGTGCATCAGGATGTACAATTTTAACATTCCATTCACAAAACTTATATTGAGGATACTTAGATTTTGGTAATATATGACTATACACAACACTGGATTGTCTATATCTATCTCTTGATAGTTTCTGACCCGTTTCAAAACATATAACGTAAGTATTACCAAAATGATTCATTATTTCTCGTTCATCCCATAATGAAAAAAAGAAGAGTTTCATTAATTCGTTTTCTGCTTTTTTTTGATCTTTTATTTTTCTCATTATACCCTGCTATAAATTTTATTAAAATTTTCATTAAAGAAATCAATCATGTTATTTGTCACTTTTCTCCATCTTTTATATAAATGTGTACGTTTATCGGGTACATTTTCTGTATAATTTTCAATTAAATCCATTAATTCAGCAGCACTTATATCCTTCATAAATACACCATTTCCAATATATTGTGGGCCTAGTGGTGCATTATCAGTGTCATAATCATCTAAATTTGGTTTTTTACTCGTATTCTTCTTCATATATCTTGAGTTTTCTATTGATATAGTCAATCTTCATTTTTTGATTTTTAGTTATGTCAATCATATCTGTATAAAAATCAATAAGCCAATCTATCACTCTGTAATATCCATTAGAAGTTATATTTATATCTCCTGTCATTTTATTGTAGTGATTACACCATTTTTAATTGTACATGTATGTTCTCCAATTCCAATTGGAAATTCTGCATTTCCAAGCACTTTCCACATTCTAATAAGTTCATCAGTGATCACTTTATTTTCAACATCATTTACATCTATAAGCTCAACTCTTTCTAAAAATCTTAATTTTGCATGTTCGCTTAATACAAGTTTATCTTTTGTCAGATCAGCTATTTGAGCTTTTATACTATTGATATTCCTACTACGCTTTTTTATATTTTCAACAACCTCACACCTCTGTTTTTCCAGTACTCCCAATTCAGCTTTCTCCTTTTCAAGCCTTGAATATAACGATTTTAACGTCACTTCAGATTTTATAGATTTATCCATAGTTATTTCCTTAAAAATTCATCCCAAAGTTCTTTTTCTTCGTCTACTTTTTCTTCCTTAATATGCTTTACTACACCATGTTCATTTGGTTTTCCCCATTTACGTTTTTTAATTATTTCAAATTTATCACGTATAAGATTGACGATATCATCATACTCATATCCATTGATATGAGCAGACTCAAATAATAGTATAAAGCAATCAGCATATTCGTTTTTTATATTTTGGCTATTTGGAGAAGTTGATTTCAACTCCTCCATAAGCTCTACAATTTCCTCTTCTAAATGTTTCAATTTAGAAACATTTGAACCATGTGGAAAGGTTTCTCTTTGCCATTCTGTTATTTCTTTAAATAATTCACTAGTCATTTATTTCAATATTTTTTGTTTTAATGTATTCTTTTACTTTTGTTTCGAGTTCTGCTAAATATTCAGGATTATCTTTAAGGAATTGTTTAACTCCATCTTCTCCTTGTAGTTTTGCCTCACCTACTGTATACCAAGCACCGCCTTTTGTGATTTCTCCCATTTCAAGAGCAAGATCAATTATTTCTTGAATTCTTTGAATTCCTTTACCAAACTCTACATAATATTCAAATGTCTTATAAGGAATACCAATTTTAGATTTTGTAATTTTACCTTTTACATGTATTCCATATGCACCATTTGCATCTTTGTCTACACTTTTACTTATTTCAATTTTAAGAGATTGTAGATATTTCCAAGCTTCTCCTCCGGGTTCTGTAAGAGGTACATATCCTCCAGGATTCATTCTATATTGGTTAAGATATATAAAACCACTAGTACTGGCACTTAATGCTCCATTCACAGCCCTATACGCTTTAGCCATCATAGACGCTACTCCTGCAAGCCTACCTCCAGAAATACCATTTGCTATCTCTACAGCAGGAATTAATGCAGCAACACTATCCATTACAACCACACCATATAAATTACTTTGCAACACTTTACATAAAAACTCAAGCCATTCTTCACCAGATAATAATTCTCTGTCTTTAATTCCTAAATGCTTGAGTAGTGATTCTCTATCAACAAGGTGTAATTTAGAAAGGTCTACACCTATTGACTGAGCATATTCAAGATCAATAGTTCCTTCAACATCAAGGAATGCACATAAATTACCCTTTTTTTGTTCTTCTGCTATTATATGTAAAGCCAGTGTCGTTTTACTACTACTTTCTTTACCAATAATACATGTACATTTACCACCTTTCGGTATGCCTAATCCACCTGTAGCAGCATCCAATGTAAGACTACCTGTACTACACCATTCTTTCACTTCATCTACTTGTCTTTCAGATGCTTTGACCATTACACCTTTACCAAAAAGTTCTTCAAATTTTTTGAAGGTTTCATCAGCTTGTGCTTCATCAGTTCTCTTTTTTGCCATATGTTTTTATTTCAAAGATAAGAAATCTATCTGAAATAAAAAAATTAAAGTCCCCCTATAGAAATAGGAGGACTATTATCAGATGTAATCAGGATTAAAACCCAAAAAGACATCCTTAAAATGCCTCGTTTTTAGTTTTATATTTTTCTGATAATTCGTTCATGTATGTTACAAATCTTTTATATAAATCTCGGTTGTCGTTGTTTTTTTCAAAACTTCTTGTAAATGAGAGTCTTACATCTGATGCATAACTCTTATTTGTAGTACCAATATATTCAGCTAATAACACACCTGTTATACCATTCTCCATACCATACTTAATGAATAAGCATCTGGATATATGATAATCGTGTGTTTTATTATCTATACTGTTCTTAACGTTAAACCCTGTAAAACAAGCAATTGCATTTGCAATAGCTATTGTCTGAATTCGTCTTTTGTCAATATCTACCATTTTTCTCCTCCAAAGGTCTAATTTTTTATTTATTATCTTAACTTTCTCTTTATATTCATCTGGTGATTTCTTGCGTTCAGAAACACCATATTGCTCACGTAATTTATCTCGTTTCTTTAATAATTTCCAGACTTTCTTTTGAATTTCGTTTTTATATTCCCATTTATATACTTTCACAAAATTTCTTTTAATGATTTTATTCGTTTAAATCCTACATCATAACGTTGATTATGGGGAGCGTCAAATAAGAATGTGCATATTCCTGCATTATTTAGCTCCACAAAGTTTTCATACCGATCATCTACAAATATCTCAATTCCACTTTTCTTGGCTACATCAATTTTACTTTCTCCAAAATTTACACTATATACTGGCATTGTAGGAAAACCATTCTTGTCAAGCCATTCCTCTGTCCATTCTTTAGGAATACTGCGGGATGTAATATAACAATGAGGTTCAAAATTAATTTCAGATGGAGGTGTTTTTACAGGAATAGAGAGCCAAAAATCTTTATCTTCTGCTAAAAGTTTAAATTTATCTCCTATATGACGATCAAAATTCCAAGTTTCAGGTACTTCCTGACCATGATATTTTGTCCAATGCCCCACCCAATCAGCAAGCACTTCATCTATATCAAGTCCTATTTTAGGACGATTTAAATAACTATGAGGTCTATTATCTCCTTGAGGAAATATCTTATAATATGCTATCATAAAGTGGGCATTACAGGCTAAATGAGCAGCATGTAATTCTCCTGATTCAGGATCATAATCTTCTCCTCTTTTTATAGCAGCCATGTGTCTTTCAGCAGATTCGTACACTTTACTCCATACCATACCTTTCTCCCAATTTCTGGGAGCATATTTCTCAGCACCTTTAGTAAGTACTCTTACCATTTGTTCGTGTGCCCAAGGATGTACTAAATCATATCTTAATTTTCCCTCATTATATCTTAATGCTTCTCCACTCATAATCTATTGATTTTCAAGTACTTCAAATGCTTTTTTAAATGCATCCACTTCACATTCAATCCTCGTCATACTTAAAGACGAAGGATCATTATAGGTTTCTTTAGATGTTCTAATTTGCCAAGACCATCCATGCATTTCATCAGGTCCATCTAAAAGTACTATAATATATTGTTTATCGAAAAATTCATATAACTGTCTGAAATTGAATAATATACTACCATAAATCAGATCATCTGTCAGCTCAGGTAAATCTGCTGATGTATAACCATCTCCTTGTTGTAACAAGATTTTTCCATAATTCACCAACTGATCTTTAGTAAATTCTTCCAATTTCTTATATGAATTGGGATATTCCTTTTTTATTAATTTTATATCAATCATGATTCAAATGTTTGTTTTATTGATTTTGAAAATTCATCTAACATTTGTATTTCCATAAGTTCAAGTATTCTCTTCACTTTTTCTTTATCTACAATACCAGATGCTTTTGAACTATCTTTATAAACAAGTTCTATTTCATCTAGTTTATCTAACGCTTTTTGTAACGGACTTTTTTCCATTTGCTTTAGTTTTAATTTTTTCAATATCAAGAGTCTCTTTCTCCATATCTGGAATACTCCAGAGTTCTGCATCTTTATCCAACTCTACATCAAGAAAAAGCTCTATCTCTTTTCTGAATTTTTCATTCTGAGAAAACACATCCCACTGAAAAGTAGGAATGTGTTTCATATATACCTTTACGGTTTTATCATAGCATCCTCTAATAAATTTAGAAAGTTTTGAATATTTACCTTGTTTAAATAGTTCAAAATCTTTCTGTAAATGATCTGGTATTTTATATATTAATACCACATACCCCCCTGCATAGTCATAATCCTCTTTAAAATGAATATTTTCAAATTCTTGAGCATTTAAAAACTGCTCAAACTGTTCAAAATCATGAGGTTTGAATAATATATACATATTATCTCCAATATCCTCTTCTCTTAGTTTATCTTTAAGGTAGGAATTAATTAATCCGTATTCACTCTCAAGATGAGAGAAATGGGAGCCTGTTATAGGCTTTAATAAAAAAAGTGTACTGCAATTATATTTAAAAAGTTCGTCGATCATTAATTATAGTTTTCTAAAGCTATTATACCATTTTGTTCGTATGCCGTTTTACTGATATTCCAAACTTTACTTTCATTAGCCCATATAATATTATCAACCAACTCTTTTATTCCTCTAAATTTAGAAGAATTTATTGAAAATCCTTCCCAAGCATCATTCAAATGCTGTTCATTTAATCTATATATTAAGGGTCTTCTATTATTTTTGGAAGTATCTGCTGATATAAATTGATACGGTTCTAATTTATAATCTTTCAGTCCGTTGTTCATCATAAATGAAGTAATACCAATGCTGTACCAACCTGCCTGAATATAATATTTTTTCTTAATATAATTAAATGGAAATATTGTATTATCATATGTTGATTTTAAATCATATGGGAATACAGATTTCTTATTATGATCCACAATTAATAAATCAACTTCACATTTACCCTTAATGCTACCATTTTCTCCTTTATAGATAAAATCTATAGGAAATTTTGGTAGTTTTTCAATACCGTCTACTTCATTAGTTAAATCCAACAAAGATTTTGTAAAATCATCTTGGAGAAGGTATGACGAAATTTCTAACGCCCTAAGTTTAAGTCCTTCACTTACAACAAGTTTACCAATATTGTCTATTTTAGACTTAAAATATTCAGCAGGACTCATGCCTGTTTTATTCTTAGTATTAAAATCCTCTATTGCCCACTCTACAGTTTTACCTTTATATTTACCAGCCCTCTGAACGTTATCGAAAGCTTCTCTGAATCTAGGTTCAAACTCTTCTGTTATCTCACCATCTATTATTGTTCTCTTTGTTATTTTAAAGAGTTCATCGGCTAACATAAATCCTTGTGCACTAGAAGAAGGTTCTCCTGTTAATAATGCATATCTATCACTAAATATTTGCTCAAATTCTGTAGCATCCCCTTTAGCTGTAAGAAGTATATCGTCAATTAGATTTCCTAATAGACTTGCACTTGTATCTTCATCCTCTTTTGGAAGTCCTAATATGAATTCTTCATAGAATTTTACAGGACTTTTATCAAAAGTAACAATACTACTATAATTTAATGCCTCGATTTTACGATATTCTACATCAGGTGTAGCTATTTTTTCACGTTTTACTTCGCCTTTTGCTCCCATCCTCTTGTTAATTTAGTGATTACTAATCTACTACGTCTTTTATTCTCTAATTTTACATTAGTTATTTGAAACGGAAGAGATATAATTTGCTCCCTATAAGAATAAAATGTACTATTACACCATTCCAAAAAACATTTCTTAGGTGTAGCTGGATTATCAATGGTTATACTTATAACGTTAGGATGATAGTATATACCATTATTTTCTACAACAAGTACAGTACGAGTTTTTTTATATTTTTCGTATACTTCTCTAGCTAAAGCTTTTGTAAATTGATCTTTTTTACTACATTTTAAAATAAAAATATGTAATTTAGTCGGAGATTCTTCATCTACTTCAGCAAAAATAGCTAATCTTTTTCCTTTTTCATCGTATTTTGATAAATTACTAAAATATTTCATAGTTTTTTTAATTTTTCTTTGTCTTCTTTTGTTTTAGCATCATGACATGGATTACAAAGTACTTGTAAACCATCCACTTCACAAAATAATTTTTCCACAAAATCTGGAAGATCAGATGCTTGTCTTAATATACCAGCAGGTTCTATATGGTCAACAGTGATATTCTTTCCAGAAAACCACTCTTTACATATATTACATTGATACTCAAACTTTTGTCTCTTATTTGGACCAGAATAATTCCTTCTGGATTTATCTCGACACACTGATATTGGTTTCCAATATATTGTACGCCTACGTAAAGCCGATCTAATCATTGTCCAAAATTCAGATTCTGTCCAAGTGTTATGATTCCTAGTTCTAGGTAATCCTTTTCTCTTTTTTACAAGAGCTTTCTTTTTTACAGCTACAGCTCTTCGTTTTTTTGGTGAAGTATCACTTCTTACTTTGTTATTTTTTTGTTTTTTTCTCATGTTTCGTCTATTGATTTGATCTCAACATCGAGTATACCATCATCACACGATTGTATATGATCCTCTATAAGTCCAGCTAGACTTTTTGCAGCATTATATAACTCGCTGGTTGTCTGCTCTTTAGATAATGGACCTTTTACACAAACGCCTACTTTTACTTTTATAACTATATTAAATTCGCCATCTATATCGTTCCAAGGCGCACCGTAACTATTTTCTGTTAAATCTGGAGGAAGGTTACTACTCATAAGTACAAATTTAAAGAACCTAGAAACATTATCCAAATATTTCTAGGTTCTTGTTATAAAAATTGTTTAAAATGCTGACTCTTCAACAGTATTGGTTAAGTCACTAGAACCATCTGACAGATATACGGGTGTTGATCCACCATCTGCTGTATAAAATAATGTACTAGCAGTTATATTCATAGTACCCGGACTACTATAATAAGTACTACTACCCGTAGTACTTCCAATAGAAACATTATTGAAACCAGTAGAAATTCCGTCTCGCAGAATACTTACATCCGAATCCGTTATTGCCGGATCAGTAGCTAATACAGGCGTATCTCCATCAACGTTATGTGTAGCTGTCATATATTCGTTAAATTCATCTATTAATTCTTCTACCTTCTTCTGAATTTCTGTACGAGATTTTCCTTGTATTTTATAAAAATTAACAAAGCAACTATCTAATATAAATTTCTCAGGTACATTCCAAACTTGGTATCCTTGATTGATGATATTATTTAATTTAGCTTTATGTGCTTTACGTACAGTTTGACTACCCTTAAAGGAGGGGTGATCTACATCATCATTTACAAGTACAATCACCTTGGTAGGATCAATTTTACCTGTCATTAACATATGATATTTTTGATATATGTAATTTTCAGGTAACACTACAGATATAAATGTAGGTATAAATTTAGGATTATCATCATTTCTTAGATAATACAAAGAGTTATGTAAATAAGACAGTGTTATTAATCTTCCTGCATATAATGACCTATGTACATTAGATGCAATAAAATCAGCAAAATCATATCCTCTGCTAGAGCCTATATAACTGTCAAGTAATATAAACTCATTATTATTTATATACTTATTTATAGCATCATTTGTTACGCCAAGTATTCGTTCTATAGACCCAAATCCGTGATTATGCATATTTCTAGCAAATAAATTCGGAATAAAATCATTTGGTAACTGTTTACCACAAAATTTATCTGTCTGATTCATTACATATTTAATACTAGACACATCTAAAAAATCTATATCTGATGCAAATAAATAACTAAGTGGTATAAAATCAGTATATGGACAAATAATATTGCTTCTATCATTTACTTCTATATGCTCGTTATATATTTGTAGACTATTTTGTATATTCATAAACATATCAATAAAAGAAGTTTCTTCTTTTTGACGTTTAAAAAAACTAAGTCTCTCTTTAGGTTTTCTTCTTACAACAGGTTTTTCTAAAATGGCTTCACTTGACATGATTCTACATCTTTAAGTTTATAATCAAAAATAGGAAGATACATTCTTTGATGAAAAGGTACATCCCTAAATTCCATAGCTAATTTACAGTTTGTAAGAAAGTTACATAATACAGATGTTATCATTCCTCCTATCATCATTGCGCTGAATGTAGTTTGTTTATTTGTACAATCCAGATCAGGAACATCTTTGTCATCAAAAAGCCATTTTTCTTGATATTCTTTTATAGCCTCCTTATTATCATAATCCACTGCAAATATTTCTAATGTTTCTAATAATAATCTACCATCTATAAAAATAGCAGGTAATGAAGGTTCATATTTTTTCCTTACATCTACGCAAGACATCCAAGAATCAAATGCGTCTTTTCTAGTTTTCATGTTATCCAAAGCACTTATACAAACATTATCCATCTGTTCAGTTTCTTCAAAATAATCATCTATTGTATATATGTCATTATTACAACCAAGTTCAATTATATTACTTTTTACACATACCACTTTTGGTTTACCTACATCAGATTTTTTGTAAAATTGACCTCCTTTTACGTTAGTTTCATCTACAACATCTGGGTCAATAATTGTAATAGTATGACCTATTCTGGATAATGATAATGCTGTCCAGCTACCTATGCCTCCAGCACCAATTAATGTAATATCTGTTTGTTGATCTGCCCAATCAGCACCACTCCATCTAGTTCCTACAGTAACGCTCATAATTATATAATTTTATTTACTAAATTTATTTCTTCCGAGATAGTTGCTATCATTTCTGATACCAATCTTGATCTAAATGAATATGGATAGAGATAATCTTTTGTGATTTCTAATAATTCCACATAATCATCTACATTTTTGTATAGATGAATTACATCAAAATGTTCTGATAGAAGTGTCTGAAAATCAAGAATATACGCATCTAAAGCATCTCTTGTAAGAAGACCTTTATCTTGCTCTACAATTTTATCTATACAATCTCTGTAATCATCACCTAAATATGTAGATTCAAGTATGGAATTTAATAAAGCTTTTGCATGCCTTATTTCAAAAGTTGGTTTCTTTTTTTTATTCTTTTTCTGATCTTTTTCAAATACATCTTTTGCTGCTTGTTCTTGTTCCCACCATTCAGCATCAGTCATCTCCATCACTTTTTTCTGTTTTTTCTTACTACCATCTTTTTCATATTCCTGAACAAGATTATATTCTTTATCTTCTTGATCGCTAAAGTCAGGAAACATACTTCCTTGCATAAGCTTTTTTTGATACCCTCCGTTATATCCACCTTGATAATAAGGATATGTATATTTTTTCTTATACTCTTCCTGTTTTGCTTTAGCTTCTGCTTCTATTGCTGCTTTTACTATATTATATCTATCTTCAAAATCCTTATCTACAGATATATTTCTTTCAACTTCAATAGTACAATCCATTACAACAAGCACCTCGTTGTCCTTTTCCCCAGATAACGTTAAAGGTTCATAACCATCTGCATTGTTTACAAAATGTAAACTTGTTCCTTTATCTGCTTCTTTTTTACCTTTAAAAGCAACTTTAGCACACCAATTACCATCAAAATTCACAATAAGCATAAGAAAATAATTACTTACCAATGCTCTATCTTCAAGATTTTCCCAATCCGTACCACTAAAGAATGTGTTCATGCGGTGGTGTGTATGGACATGATGCAATTTTTGTTTACCTTCAAGAATATCAGGAAATTTATCATATAGTTCTATAATATCTGAACTTTTGAATCCACCTTTTCCTACTTCATATCCTGTAAATCCAGCAGTACCTATATCTGCAAGAAACATATCTTCTGCAATAATAGTCCATTTATCAAGATCATTTATTGTTCCTTCTTCTCTTGTTATAAGTTCACCACTCCATTCAAATGCTCCCACCTTTGAATGCAAAAAATCAATTTTATTTACAAGAGATTCTTTAATTAATAATTTAGGCTTGTTGGAAAGAGGAAACCTCTCCAAAGATTTTTTTATGATTCCTTTGCTTGTACTCATTATGTGTTTTTTTTAAATTAAATAAATCAAATTGTTCACTTATAACTCTATGATATAATGCTACTACTGATGGGTCTAGTTTTACATGACTTTGAGGATTAGAATCGTCATACACTTTAGCTCTTAGCACTTCACCTTTCCAATCTAAAGTGTTTCTATATAAATCTTTATTTATACTCTTTATTGAATGCTCTAATTCTTGTTGGCTATATCCAGAATTACTTCTTAGTTCAGAATGTTTATCAAAATAATCGTATAAATCATCACTATCCTTTAGTGCTAATTTATTATTTAAATAATTCCAACGACTTTTATCTATCCCTGAAATTATTTTTGCTAGATGCGGAGCACCTGTTTCACCATTAAAAGAACGAGAATATTCTATACTATTTATATATCTGTATGGGCCACCTTCAATACTTTCCCATTTTAAATAATTTTCTAAAGACATAAACATTAAATTCCAACAATCTTCTGTTTTCTCAATTTTTGTATCCATTATTAACCTACTAAAATCGCTACTACCAAGACAAAAATCAGAAAAACTAGCTGGACTTCTTCCTGAAAAATGGCTATGTCCATAATTAGATTCCCATTCTCGAAGAGAAATTGTTAATCTTGTTCCACTAACAATAATACTTAAATCGGCTAAACTAGAAGAAGACAAAATATGAAATCTAACATATAAATCTTTTATAACATGATGATCCTTTCTACTATTGGTTATATTTATAACAGGAAAATGAATATAAATATCATATTTGTAATTATTGAAAAAATTAGATATATCAGATTCTTTAATATACACCCTATCTTCTCCAAATATATCGTTTACTATCTGTAAAATATCGGAAGGATGTACTAATTTTCCTTTTTTTCTATATAACTCTATACGCTCTTCAGCTTCTTTATATACTGCTTTTTCACATTCAGCTATTTTATCTTTATCTCTTATTATTTCCTTAATTGCAGAATATTCATAAACACTAGTAATATAATTACTTCCTATTTGAATATTAAATACACATGACTGATTTGAAAACGCATTTATTTTATAAACAACGTCTTTTTTAAGATTATCTTTATTAAGAGTACTGTTTATAAAAGCGTCAGTAAGAGTTACATATATCTTACCATTAAAAGCACCCTGTTCTGAATAATCTAAAGTTTTTATTTGTCCCATAATATATTTTAAAAATAAAAAAAGCGGAAGACATTATATCTTCCGCTTAAAATTGATTTTTTAATAAAAATTACATCATAGAACGAGCTTCACTTAAAGCTTCGTTACATTGAGCACATTGCTCTTCACTCAAATCTACACCAAAGAAATCTTCAATTACTTCAACGATCTCTGATTTTAAATCATTCACTTCATCAGAAGTGGCTTTTGCAGCAGCCAAAGCAATTGCTTCAGCAATATCCGCACCAAGTTTCCTTGCTTGGCTTTCTGTCATACCTGCTTTATTTTTTGTAGGAATCAGATAAATTCTGAATTCACCATCAGGAAGAGCTGCGTCATCCCTTGTAAGGGTAACGTTACCTGGTTTCAATACTGCTTCTACATCACCTGTAATAAGGTCTGAAATTTGTGTTTTAAACTCACCCCAAGTTGTTGCTGAGGTTTCTACTTGTTTTGCTTTGTTTGATGCTGCACTTGCTACGATTACTTTTCTTGTTGACATAAAGTTTTAATTTTTGTGTAAATATACACGGTTAGTTATTAAATAAAAAATATTTTTTAAGGATTACGGTGTTAAAAACGGATTATTAAAAAATCTCTGATTGTTTTAATAATTTTATATTATTTGTTTCTTGTTGAGAATCAGCGTTATATCTTTTTTGAAGTTGTTTTATTAAAGAAATAATATCTGATTCTGGCCCTTTAAGTTCTTGTAAATCATTAATTACCCACCAAAAAGCCCGATGTTTAAATAAATCGGCTTTAGCTTCATTTATATCTTGTTCTCTGGTTTTCATTAAAATGGAAGAGATTTATCTAAAAATTCATCATAATCCCAATATATTTCTATATTGTTATTAGCTTTAAGAATTTTAGCTGTTTTTGAAAATACGTTATCTGCAAGCCATTCTTCATTTCTATTTCTTGCAGCAAAAGAGGGATGATCTGTTTCTAATATGTAATTACCCAATGGATTTATGTATTTTTTGAGCTTTTTAGCATACGCACCCATTAATATATACACTATACCTGTAGTGCTGTATAATACATTCTGAAATAAATGTTTTTGAAAAGATTCCCATAAATTAGCTGTAGGAAACACATCTTTACTTAATTTTAGATGGCTTTCTATTCTGTTTTTTTCAACAGTGAGACTTGTATTTAGAAGAAGTATTCCTTGTTCAGAAAGAAAATCTAAGTCTGTTGAGTATTTTAATTTCTCTAATTTTAAGTCATTTTGTATTCCATGCCATAGATATTTTAAAGATGGTTGCATCTCTATATCGCCAGTGTAGGAGTTACTAAAAGCTAAACCATCAGCTATAATTTTTCCATTTTTCACTGTAGAATATGGTTCCATTCCTACAATTACAACACTTAGATCAGTGAGTGTACATTTTGAAAATGCACGAAATGTATCAGGTGGTGCAGGGAATATATCTATTCCTTTATTACTACGAAATTTCAAATACTGATATAGATTATAGGCATCCTCACCTTCAAAAAATTCCTTCATTGTAGGCCACCAAGATTCATGAAACTTTGGTTCAAATTTGCTTATTTCCAGCTTATTACTCATATTACTCCTTTATTAATTAAACATTGTTTCCATGCATCCTTTCCAAATCTTTTTTCTAAACTATAAGGATCGTTTATATCTGGAAGTAAAGATTTTGGAGGATTTACCCAATTCCATCCATATTCTCGTGTAAGAAGAACTGATTGCTCAACTCCTTGAGGATCAGAGCCAAATGCCACCCATATATTATCTGCAAGATTATTAATTTGATCTGCTACAGACATTGTTATTTTTGCACTTTCATTTTGTGTTGCTATAACACATTCTGTAAATACAGAAGTACAAAGTAAGTCTTTCATGCTTTTTATAAGAACAAGCTTACTACAATGTCCTATATTATTAATATTCCATAGATAGTTATTAGGTACATTTCCTCTAAATCTCTCACCTTTCTCTCTTTGTGGAAAATATATCTTCACTTTATCAATATCTTCGGCATAATATGCAAATACCACCTCATTATCACCAATTCTTATTCTTCGTCTATTAATGGCTAACTCTTTGACAGCGAATGTGTTATATTTCCTTGCGTGTTGTTCATCTACATCTGTACCTTCCCAGAATTGATAATGTTCTTTCCTCCACTTTCTTTCAGAAAATCCAATATGTACCTCACTAGGTTCATACACTGGAGCTTTATCTATAATTTGTACAGGACAATATTCTTTTGTTGTTTGAGATATTCCCAAATCCTGACATATCTTATCAATAGCTTCTCTATGAGATAAAGAATACTTCTTTTTTACAAATTTTAAAGCATCACCAGCATCATCATTTGAGAAATCTTTATACATCCACACATTATCTCTAAAAAAGATAGTAAATGAAGGATGGCGATCTCGCCTAAGAGGACTTGGAAAAGCCCTACTCACTGGAAATTTACCAATTTCAATAAAAAATACATCCCATCCACCACTAGTGATAGACAGGATGTATTCCCATGTTATAGGAGATTGTTTTATTTCTCCTTTTGCTCCCATTTTAAATGTATTTTTTTACCATTTTCTGAATAAATGAATCAATATCTTTTATATCACTATCAATAGTACCAATATGAATATCGTCTATTATAGTAGATAAGCTAGGTACGGGTTTTATATAACTAGTCTGTAAATATAGCTTAATTTTGGAAATAAGACTATTATCAAATGATTGATAATATGTAATCTTATAATCATCTTTAAACTTTTCAGTTAGCATTTTTTTTAAACCTTGTATCTCTTCATCTATTTTACTTTTTTGACGAACTAATTCACTAATTCTATCAATTCTTTTGGTTAGAAAATCTTCGTCCTTTTTTGGAAGTTGTTTCCTTGGGGATTCCGACAAAAGACGATCATGTATCCTTTTAGCTAATGCTTTTGTTTGATTACTATTTAATTTCATAATATTTTAATTTTAATAATCATCTCCTGTTTCAGATACAGGTTGTTTTGTTGTTTGACTAGCAGCTACATCATCAGCCGGATCATATTCAGATACAGGTGCTAATGGAGCATATCCACTTGGGGGATAGTTTTTATGTGTTTCTTTATATTTATTCCAACGAGTTGTCATAAATCCTTTAGGAAATTGACAATTATTGTTAATAAATTTAACACTGTCTTTGCTCAATGTAGGCACTCCAAAATTATTGTTTGGAATCCATAATTTTTCATAATGTTCTGTACCTTCTTTAGAAGTAGCTACTTGTAACATTACGACAAAGGGACGGAATAATTCACTTGTTAAATCTGCATAAAATTCTTGTACATTTCCAGTGAACAATTTTTTGTAATTATAAGAAAGTTCAGCCGTAGGTTTATCATAATCTAAAGCCAATGCCTCTCTCAAAAATCGAACAAGCATATCTTCACCTTTCAAACATTTTCTAAATGTTTTCTTATCATCTGTACTCTCATACCTTTTCTCATCATCATTCCATTTTTGGAAATATTTAAACCAATCAGGAAGTTCGTCTTCAGATGGTGCTTTTACCAACTGGCCCACTTGGTTTACAAATACATACAAATCGGGATTACCATCTTTACCCTCAAGAATAGCAGGTGTATTCTCTAAAAAAATACGATGTTTACGAGGTGTGCTATCTTTAACATTTATTCGATAATAAATATCAAAGTTAAGCTTATCATCACCTGCATCATTTTTACCTGTATACTTTATGTCTTCACTTTCATCGGTGAGATCATAATTATACATTTTAGCCTTTTCCTCTTTTGTTGGATTGATTGCTACAATCTCCTCAACTAGGGCTAATCCTGCATACACTTTAAATCCATCTAACGCCTTACTTTGTTTTACATCTCCTTTTGCGCCCATAATTTTTTTCCTTTTCTTTTTTTTTTATGAATAATATTCGTTTATTTTATCAACAACAATTTGTAAGTTGTTGTCTATCTTTAAATCTGTAAACATATCAATAGGTGATTTTGCAGGATATTTCTTATATCTATTTGTAGCAAAGAAATATTCAGTTTTATCTCCTTTTGATTCAGTGAGCGCATATAACACCACTGTAAATAATCCTTCCATCTTGATTTGAGAGTCAATCATTTTACCAGCAGTTTTCAGCTTGTAATTTACTACTTCTCCGCTATCTTCTACTTCTTCTAAATGTGAAAAATAGAAAATATTCAAATCTTCTCTCAACTTTTTAGCTTCTTGGATAAGATTTACCATATCCTGAGCCATCACTGAAAACTTAGTGTATCCTACTTCAGTGGCTTTAGATACAAGATTAAAAGCCATGATGTAGTTACCATCTTCAATAATAACATTTTTGATGTGTGTAGCTTTTTCAGAAATCGTCCTTAACAATTTCAAAATTTCTTTGGCATCACTTATATCTTTATAGTTCTTATTTTCAGAATTATAAAGTTTACCACTACCTCTAAAAGGTAATTCCTTTCCAGCTACGTTAATAATGTACGTACTCTTAGAATCTAAATGTTTGATACTTGTGGACTTACCACTACCAGTATCTCCGACAATTGCAATTACTTTACTCATTATATTTTTATTTTTGTACAAATTTAGTCTAAATCTATAATATTTCCAAAAGAAGTTAGTCCTTTATCAAATCTTCCATCCTCTACACAAGTTGCATTTGAAAATATAGTGGGAATACCACTAAATGCAGAAACACCCTGATTATTAATATCTTTAAAATTATGTATATGTCCAAAACACATAAGTTTAGGTGTTGTTTTATATACAGCCTTTAATAAAGACCTATCCCCACAAAATTCAAGTTTGTTATCTATACTATAAGATAAATCTCTCACCCCCCTAGGAGGCCCATGTACTATAAGTACATCAAGTCCTTCAGGAATTGCTTCCCAATATCTTCCTATTTTATCACGAGCTTTCATAAAACTCCATTCTCCATATGTAGGTGTATAAGGACTACCAAATATATATAACCCATTAAGATATTTAGCTTCATGTTCTAAATAACTAATACCAACATCTTCAAATTGCTCCTTTTTTATAATTTTTCTCTCAATACTAGTATCGTGATTACCAGCTACAAATATCTTATATTTTACAGGAATATTCTTATACCATTCTATAAAATTCAATACTTCTTCTTTATTTTTATAAGTATCTCTATAGTTAGAACAATCTCCTGAATGTATCACCATATCTATTCCTTCAAATCTATGATCTGGAATCAGCTTATGATTTGCATGTGTATCACTAATATGCAGTATTTTTGTCATAATCTTTTATATATTTATTATCAATATGTTGTAATGCTTTCTTCAAATATCTTTCATCAGCAGTGCTTTTACAATAAAGAATATATAGTTCTGGACTATCTGCTCTCATTGATCTACCTGTCTTTTGAATAAACGAATTTCCATCATCTTCTCCACTATCAAGCTGTACTACTATTCCAGCTTCTATATCTTCAAGGTTTAATCCCTCTCTTCCCATATTGTTTACATATATATCATTAATTTCTAATGAATTAAATGCTTTTAGTGTGGTGAGATTGTGCTTTTTCCCTTTTTTGGAATGTATCGCATGATTCCCACCTAATTCATCAGCTTGTTCAATGCTACCTGTAAAACAAATAAATCGTTTACCGTATATTTGATTAATTAATTTTTTTGTAGCTTCTGTTTTTAAGGATGCTAAAAATTTCTTTCTAATGCTCCCTAAAGCTACCATTTTTCCGATATTCCATTCTTCTCCAGTTTGTGCATATCGTGTTTGCCAATACTTTATATCTTTATCAAGCTTATCAGAGTATTGTCTATCTGTAAGTTGAAATGCTTTTTTTGGTACGGAATTACGTTTAATTTTATCGTCTACTTCTATAGAAATCAAGTAGATAGACGGCTCTGGTAATATACCTTCTGCTATTGCTTTTTTTAATGATATATCATATTCCAGATAAGGATATATATCAAAAAGTCTACTTTTTACAACATCTGGTATTTTAGCCCCATCTGATATAATTTGATCAAATTTAATAGTGGATATAATATCTTCACGTAAATCACTCACTTTTTGAGCTTCATTTAGGGCTAGATTTAAGTCTCTATTTTTAAAATTAACCAAACTAGCATAACATATTATCCCTTCAAGTTTATCTTTAAGTTTTTCAGATAAACCGTATTTCTCTATTTCTTTATTCCAGTTTTCTACTTGTAATACTTCAGGGCATACTATAAGCCATTTTTTCTCACTTTTCGATGCTAATATACATCGTAATACAGCAAGTCCCTTACCACACCCTGTAGCCCATTGTAGTAATAAATGTCTATGTTGTAAACTTAGTTCTTCTGCAATATACTGAATTTCAGCCTTTTTCTTATTGCTTATTTCTCTATTAAAATCAGTCATTTGTTAAAAAGTATGTGTTACTAAAGATATCTTTGTAGTTTTCTCCGTTCCAATTTTCACGAATATATGAACTTTTAGGCAATTCTTTAAAAATTCCACATTCTCCCTGAAAAGCTGTACCTATAGATGCATCATCAATACCGTAACTATTTTTCAATTTGTTATCATAGAGTTGTTTATCTCTATATCTGTATTTTATTTTGTTATATATACAGTTCAGACTATATCATCACCCGATTTTAAGGGTGTCGGACGCTCGTGTTAACTTCATCACCGTTCTGGTGGTATGTTATTAGTCGTTGAACCTTCTAAATATTCCTATTTAGCTTGGCTGCTGATTGTCCTCTTCAGGATTTTCCAGCAATTCATCCGATTTTTCAATGCTCATTTCTAAGCAAAGTCTCATAAATTCACTAATATTTTTATTTTTAGAACATCTTTGATATTTTGAAATTTTAAGTGGATATATATTATTTTTTGGTTTTGTAAACCATTGAAATCCGCCAGCTTGATATCTATCTCCTGAACAACATAAATATATTTGAGAGTATGCTATACCTAGTTCTTTTTTTACATAAATGGGTGATTTCCATTCTTTTATAAAGTTACCATTTAAAGAATATTGTAATATATTTTTTTTGGTTCTAGCTTCTGCACTTTTCTTAATATTTTCATCTGTCCATAAATAATCCATCTTGTATTCTCTTTTTTTATTTGCTTCAATTAAAGCAATTTTAGTGTTTGGATGAATTTTTTTACCTTTTTTAGACATAGATAATTTTAATCTTGATTCATCAGACCATTTATAACCTGATGTATTTTCTAAATTACTGGCTTTATTATATCCATAATTTCTATCTAATGCGTTATATTTATCTATATAAAACTTTTCTCTAATCAATAGAATATCATTTTCACAAATTTCTAATATTACAAATATAAAATTTTTAATTCCATATTTATTAAAAGAATGTTGTAAATGAGTACTTCCATGTATATTATTGTTTAATTGACTTCTATGTAGTCGAATTCTACTTAATATATCTTTAGAACTACCAATATATACTTTTTTATTAACTAAGTTTTCTATTTTATAAATTCCGCATAATTTTTTCATATATCAAAGATATACTAAAGTATTGATATTACCAAATTTTCTTTTAAGAACTTTGATATTTCTAAAATACTTATGACCTGTATCTGGCGATTTAAACGTTGATACATCACCATAAAATTTATCATTTGTATTATATCTCAAAGGATCAAATACACTTATTACTACATCTGCTGCCTCCGCTGTTGTACCACTTTCTTTAGCGTTATCTAAATGTGGCTCAAAGCTATCTAATTTTGTATAAATTGGACTACTTAAATCCCTATTCAACTGATTTACAGCTATTTCCGACCAACCAAGATGATCCCTGAAATATTGAAAATTCTCAACAGTACGATCAATTGCTTGTTTTTTAGTAGGATAATCTTTTCCCACTTTTACTAATCCAAAGTGATCACCTGCTACAATAACATCTTCGTTCGGATCAGAGGGAATATATATTTTTTTAAATTCACTCACTTTTTCCTCTTTTCCGTGTGTTTCTGCATATTCCTTACCTATTCTAAATATATCATTAGGACTTCTACCCCCTTCATATAGGTCTATTCTGCTTTCAAGAAATACAAAGTAATCCTCGTATTGATCTATAAGTGATAGGGCTTCATCTGTTAGCTTATCTCCATACCAGTTCATCATTGTGTGCATTGGAATTATCTTTCCTGTATCAAGAAATATACGCCTTATGAGCCATTTAGCATGGATATAGGTTTTACTTCTTTCCATTGAAAAAAGTATGTATTTTAGCTTCTTATCAGTGTCTTTTACTTTAGATAAAGCTTCTAAAGGGTTGAGAATGAATGCATCATATAACAAACTACTCTTTCCTGATCCACTAGACCCCATAATTACATAGAACATCTTTTTTCTCAAAGAGATATATCTATCCAATCTAGGTAATCCCAAAGAATATCCTTTATTTTTACCATCTATACCATCTTTTATAGCCTGTTTTAAATCTCCAAAAAAACTCATATTTCAAAGTCTCCTCCACTCTTAGCGGTTTTTTGTTTTTCTTTATACAATTTAATATAAGGCTCAAAATATCTTTCTCTTAGATATCTTTCAGAATTTGGAATAAAACTCACCTGATTTTCTCTACGTTTTAAACTTAATTCCATAGCCGTTTGTAAGTGATGTTTTGTTGCCAATATAACATCGTCAGGATCGAATTCTGAAGAACACATTACATTAAATAATCGCTTACATTCATCTTTTTTAATACGTTTGTTTTGTGTTCCTTTAAAGTCAGTATTTTGAATTGTAAAATTATTTGTAGCGGGATAAGTTTCCCACCACTCATCGAATTTCTCACCATTCACTCTAGGTCTTTTTCTGGTTTTTACTTCTGTAACCACCTCATTTTTCATAGATTCATATAATTCTTCTCCATATGAAGTAAGATTATTATGTATATCTATATATCCTTTACGCTGAAGACGCTGAATGAATGGTAGAAATTCCTCATTATCAATATCTTGTTCCTCTTTAATCATTTCAAGAATGAACATGCAATCAAGAGGTATTTTCTGTTTACATAGTGACGAATAGTGTGCTTGTGTAAAATTAAATAGTTTAGTCATATTTAAAATGGAAGGGGTTTATCCTTCACTGCAAATTTAGGGTTATTTATTCTATTTTTCGTTCTGATTTTATTAAAAAATAACCTCTTTTTTGCAGAATCATCTTTAAATCTTTGTAAATATTCAATTTCCTTATTATATATTTCCTCTTGTAAATCAATACTATCTTGTAGTTCTTCTTCTCTCACTTGTTCAAATAGTTGTTTATTCACGTTTATTTTATTAAATCTTTAGTGTAAAATATTACCGGAAACATTCTAAATAAATAATAAACTATTTTATAATCCCACCCACTTAAAATCATTCTTCCATCTGGAATGTCAGTTAATATTTGACAATATTTTGTTGGAGATAATTTTATCATAATATTTAATTTAAAAATTCATTACCTATATCAACTCTTATATTTTCAGGTTTTATATAAATATCAATATGTTGAAATGCATAACGTGTAATACAATAAGCATATTTAACACCCATTATTTCAGCTATTGTATGATGTCCTCCATTAAGTGTATCTCCACCGAGATATAAAAATCCATCAGAAGATTTAACTGATCCACGATAATCATTTATACATCCTACTATTGAAGGTGAGTATTTATTACCGTTTCTAGTAAAAACTGTCTGCCCATCATATTTTAATAATTCATCGTATGATTCTATTTTAATATAGTTCATTTTCATAATTTTAATTAATAAATAATGTATCGGCTTCAATAATGTTTTCAAGAATAGCTAATTTCAATAATTTAGGAAAATCCCCACTGTAAGGTATACCTTCCTTAGTAATTGCACAACACCATGATTTTTTCCATCCTTTTTTATTACGTGATGGTGGTTCTCCACCAGCATCACCTACATTAAAAAGAACAAAAAATCTAATATATTTCCTGTCATAATCTTCTATAGAAGTTATTTCTGCATCTTGTTCTTTACTTTTAGCACCCAGTTTTAATCTCACTTTTGATCCTTCCGTAAAGGTTTGTCCATTATATATAAATGTATTTTCCATAAATTATTTAATTTAAAAATAAAGGTTCGTTATCAATTGATTTATCTAAAACAAAATGTAAAAATTCTTCTCTTGTTATTTTTTCAGCACCTATTTTTATGTCTGAAAAAGAATGATGTGTTTTTCTATCAGTTCCTATCTTAACACCTTCGTTATTATGTGAAGATATGTGTTCAAAGTAACCACTGTTATATGCCGTACAATGATCTAATTGGCTATCAAACCAACTACCAGCTTCAGGAACTTCTGTGGTATTTATATACCACATATTAGGCAATGACTCTCTCATTTGTAATAATTTAAAATATTATCAAAATTTATAATTTCTCCAGAAACGATATTTCTAGTTCTCCATTCTCTTCCTTGTAAATACGGAGATGTATATTCATGCCGCATTTGACTTAATATATGATCTCTTGCTCCTGATGGTGTTCTAAATTTAGAATTCCATGAGTTTTGAGTCCAATCTTCTGTATATTCTTTTTTGGACATCCATCCTTTAGGATATTTCTCGAAATCTACACGAGAAATCCATTTATATTCTATCACCCAATTCTTTTGTTTCTTCTTTTTTGAAGGAGCACCAGCATCTATTTCTCTTATAATTCGTTTTATATATCTTTTCATAATTTAGAATAAATTAATTTGATTGGGGTCTTTTTTAATATTTTTTGGTTTTTTACCAGTACTAAGTCTATATATGAGTTTTCTAATCTCATCTACATACCATTCTCTATCCACTTTTTCTAAATGTTCTTTATGTGTACTAGGTAAAAGACTATTACATATAATTTTTTTATATTCAGCAGGTCTAATGTTTGCATCAGAGGCATTTGTATCGTTATCTTCCCGAACAATCTTCATCACTTTCACACCTTGTTTAGATACATAATACCTAATAAGCTTAGGTAGGGATTTCCATTTTCTTTCTCCTACATCATAATATTGATGATAATATGTGTCTCCTGCTGTACTTCTTCCACAAAAATGAAATATATTATCAAAAGAATTTACAAATTCTTCTGGTTCTATACCATTTATAAAATATTCAGATAAACCTAAAGGTATCACCCTAAAGCTCTTATTTTTGTGTAACTCTGTATCTATGAGAAAATCACCTTTTCTTTTTACTTCACCATCCATCTTAACAGCTAAATAATCATTTACTGTTAAAAACCACATATGTTTAAATTCTGCAAACTCTAACGCATATTTTGTTAGTTCGCACCATTTATTACATATTTCATAAAAGCTATCAACTTCTGTACGTTTTACTAAGAACGTAGCACCATCCATTTATACTTATACTTTCATATAAGATTAGACCATATCTTTATTTCAGAACTTCGTATTGAAACAAGAAGCACCATCTGTATATTTTTTATTAAATAAAAAATACAGATGGGTGAAATATTCGGCTTTTCCAAATAATAAAATAAATTATTAAATGTACTCCCTTGCGGGATGGTCGTTGCTCCTTCTTCCTATTAGGAAGCTTGGATCAGGATTTCCCAATTTTTAATCTTTTTACTATACTGATTTGATTAGAATCACCATATATTACATTGCTGTATATATTTAGTAATTAAAACTTTAGGGGTTTCCCTGAGTTAACCGAATTTTAAAACACCAATTGTTTAGTGTTTGACATAATACATTGATTTCCAGCTAATTCTTGGTCTTCGATTAGCATAAGAATTGACATTTCTCCGGCTATACATACATTAAGTCTTGCTTGTGGATCATACATCCAGTTAGTCATATCACCCATTTTACCATATGCAGCGTTACCAGCTTCCTTATATCCTCCAACAATACCTTTAATTTTTCTATCTTTTTTAGCTTGCGGTTTAAGAGATTCTCTCTCATTTACCACCCAACTATAGGCATTGATAAAAGCATCTTTATTTAAGTGAGCAGGGGAAAATCTGTTATTTATAATTGTTCTTGGATAATAACCCGTTACATCCGAATCTATAATAATATATTCTTCATCGGAATGATATTGCTTATTTTCAATAACGTTATGTATACCACCTAAAGCAAAAGTATGCACCTGATCAAATAGTTTTACAGATTCTTCAAATTCCTCTGTAGCTCCTATTTTCTTTGCTTTCATTCTTTTTAAAAACTCCTGTAATTCAGGTGTTTTAAAAGATACATATTTAGGAATACCCCATTTAAATTCTACGAATTTCCTAAATGTTCCTTTTTTAGGAAGATTTCCATAAGATATATTAGCTTGTTCACAATAGAGTTTTTTAATTATTTCATCACCAAATTTTGAATTTGAGTGATTTAAACAATTAAATCCAAATTTTTCAGATATTGCTTCTCTTATTTCTATTTGATTATTACCTTTATATATAGTGTTATCAACCTCACCTATTACATAGAGATAATTCCTGTAAGTATTAAGTACATCATTATGGCAATAATAAATAAGGTCTTCCACCTCTTCATGAGTAAAATCTTCTTTTAAATGGCTGATTTGCATGTCTCTGACATCTTCTGCATCCATTTCATATTCAAGTCTTTTTAATCCCACTCTTCGATTTTTATTGTCAAAGTGTTGAATTTTAAAAACGTCAATAGGTTTAAAAGTTAATTGATCCTCACGGAAAGGCGGAAAACCTCCATTATTAGTTGCGTCTATTACGTCTTGAGCATATTCCCATATTAGTGCAGCAATCTCCCTACCTGATAATTTTTCCCATTTTTCATAATTTCTATAAATCCATTCGATCACTTGACCATCAAATGTTAAATTATTAAATCCTACAAAATAATAATAGCTATTATCATCTAAAAACTTAATAAGTTTATATAAATCATTTTGATATTGATTTATAATAAAATCAATCCACTTTCCTGTTTCAGGAACAAACACACTTATTAAAAAACAACCTTTTGGGGTTTCTATATCATGCACTAATATCTTCATGTTCTATGCTTTTACTAATTTTTCTAATGCTTCAAGCTCATACGTATCCATATCATCAAACTCAACACCCTCATCATTAATTTTATCACATAAATTAATAAATTCATCTACATTTTTAAAATTACCAGAGCTTAATACTTTTGTCATTAATTTCTGAATATCATTGATAATATCATAACCATACTCGTTTATAATTCTCATTAATGAATTTAAACATTCAGCACTATCATTATTTTTAAGTATATCAATAAATACACGAGCTTGTGCCTTTTTCATTTCAACGCTACCACATCCAAAACTTACTGTATCTTTTGTTACAGTGACAGAATGACCTTCTACTGTTACCATTTTATAGGCATCAATAATAGCAATCTGTCTTTTATCTTTTACAATTTCAAATGTAGAGAAACCAAAAGCATCTTTTATTGTTTGTTTTGTCTCATCCCAATCTTGTTCTTCATATGTTGGGAATCCTTCAAAATAACCAGCATTATCGTTTTTTTCAGCTAAATTTGTTCCAGCCAATATTGCAGCTTCACCATTAGCATAAACATCTATAACTACACCACAACATTTTGCGGCATTACCCCTCACACCTTTTCTAGTAGCGATAAAATAATCACCACCTTTAATTTTTATCACTTCAGGTTTTTTCTCTACTACTGCTTTTTTTGCAGGAGCAATATAAGCATCAAATCTACTAGCATCTACCCACAATCCTGTAGTACCTGTACCACTTACATATATATAATCTACATTAGCTTGTAATACTTTACCGACCCATCCGGGTTTTGTAATATTGTAGCATTTTGCATTTTTGTTACCAATCACTCGATCACCCACTTTAAATTTTGCAACTTTTTTTGCCATTTTAAAAATTTTTAATCATTAATTAATTTTTGCATATATTTTGTCCACATAATCAGGAAAATAATTGAGAAGACAGGGACAAAGCCATCCTTCAATATCAGTGCCATCTAATAAATACATTCCTTCTACATCGGAATCTTTAATTCTACTCAAACTGAGTGTAAAATTAGGAATAATATCTTTAGAAATATAAATTTCTAATGATTTTTTACCATTTGAAAACATGTCTATCACAGTATTCACGTCTCCTACAAATGGCTCAGCTACAATACCTAGATCATCATCATCAAATGACCATACGCCATACTTGTTTCTTTTTGGATAAATTACATTTACTTGATTATTACTTTTTGTTTTTACGCTCATAATTTTTAATTAATATATAAAGAAAATTCATCAACTGTTTCAGATATAGATACAATTCTGTTTGCTTTAATGCAAGCTGAAAGCCAATTACATTCTTTTTCTGTAGCAGGTTCATATTCTGTATCAGGTCCGGAATTTTCATTAAAGCTACAACTAAGAAGATTGGCATCTTCTAAATCTGTAAAACTTTTCAGTTTTATACATTTAGTATGTCCTTTACCATTTACCATAGGTACAATGTAATGCTGTTTTTGCCAAACTACCCTATATATTCCGTTAAGGTCATTACTATGTTTCATTTTCTGTGTTTATGGTGTTTAAAACTTTATTTCCATCAATATACTTGTCACAATCGGGGCAGTACTTTGGTGCATTATCGTGGAAGAAGTAGGCGTTTTTATGGTCGCACTCGGTTTCTTCAATGTACTCGCAGTGTTCCCCGCATTTGGGGCAGAGTTCTTGTTGTTCGTATGTTATCCAGTCATCAACAATAAATGAAATGTGGTGACTTACATTTCCATTCTCCCCGCAGCAGTTACTTACTTTCATTGGTAAAGGTTTTGGTGTAGTATGCTTCACAAGTTGATTGATGATTTGGCCT